ATGGATATTTATAAAATAAAAAGTCATTTAAAAAATAGTGACGATAATTTTTTCAACAAATTGAAAGAATTAACAAATTATATGGGATTTGATCATTGCGCTTACGGCGTCATACCAAATAATTCGGAAAGTAACATTAAACCAGTGTTATTAAATAATTATAGCGATGAGTGGAAAAGTATTTATTCTGAAAATAATTATTTAAATATCGACCCAATTGTCAATAATGCCTTGTTTTCTAGTAAATTCTTTCTGTGGGATAGCTATTTATTCAAAGATAACAAGAAATTTTGGGGTGAAGCAAGAGAGTTTAATATCGTCCGTGGCTTTTCATGTCCTGTTCGTGACCCTTACGGCAACGCGGGTTTGCTAACTCTATCAAGCGGGACTTTAGAAATTAAAGATATTAATCATGTAGCTGAGGAGTTAAAGCTAATAGCGAAGCTTTCACATGAAAATTTATCTAACAAGCTTATTCCCGCTGGGAATAAAAAAATAACATTATCAACTCAAGAGAAAGAGATTTTAAATTTATCAGCGGCCGGAAGAACATCGCAAGAAATAGCTAAAACCCTTGGAATATCAAGAGATGGGGTTAATTATTATTTCAAGAATATTTTTAAAAAACTGTCAGTAAACAATAAAGCGCAAGCATTATCAAAAGCATTATTATTTGATTTATTATCATCTACAATGGAAATGAAAATAAAGTTACGACACGTTGTTTACGGTAAAAGAATATGTGTATATGCAGAAGATGTGTATTCAGCATTTGAAATAAATAAAGAACAGATGTTAGAAATAATCGACGTTACTGAGCTTATTACACACAATAACATCGATTTAATATCTGAATTGACTTTGCTTGATTTAGACCTTGAATTTAAGCAAGAGGGAATAGAGCGAGTGTTTGTGTTTGTCTAGTGTGAGATAGCCCACTAATTAAAGTGGGCTAATTTTAAGCTTTGATACATAACAAATTATAAGTCGTTAGAATAAACTTGCACGCGCAAATCTAACCAACGCCCGACCGGAATATCTATTGGGTCACCGTCGTTATAGCCATCAATTGTATTCTGAGCGAATTTAGGTGCGTTCGGATGAGTGCGATGATATGTCTTAACGATAATGTCGCCGCTAGCTTCAACGGTTGACTTAACCCAAATTAAGGGTTGCTTGTTGTCGTCGCTCGGTACTTCAATATCCCATAAACCATCTGAATTAAATCCCATTAATGAGCCTGATAGACGGTAAACGCCCTCAGATAAGCGCTCTGCCGTTACGCCTTTAGATTCGTTATTTAATTCACAGGAACCATCACTAAATAACTTAACTACGGGTGATGCCCGTTTAATAAAACCGTTTGCGTCTACCGCTGTATTCGTTGCTCCCCAAAATGCTCCACCGGGGCCTAATAAATTCCCATTATTAAATAGAAACCAATTCCGTGTGTATGCCCCGCCATCCGTGCACGTTAATATTATCGCTGCCGAGTTTGGGTTATTTGTTTCGTCAACATAAAAGCCAAACGAAGAATGTAACGTCCATCCCGCCGATGAGTTGCTGGCTTTAATTGCAAGATTTTTAACTACTGAGTTTGGGCCCACGACAGCAGCAGACAAAAAACCAGATTGCGGAATTACAGCAGATGAACCGCCGGAATATGCTGCATGATAAACATTTTGAGTATCACCCACTTTCATTAATTCGCCGTTTGATGTTCCGGCATCAAGAACAGCGGCACTACCTAGACCTAGGCTCTCCCTCGCAGCTTTTTTTGCTTCAGTCGTTGATATCTCAGACAGGTTATTGGCTTTCTTTAATACCTCACTATCAGACGCGGACCCGATTACAGTGCGTGCGCTGCTTTCATTTTGAGCCGCTATTAAGTTTTTACCAACATCACTAATATTGAGCTTATCTTGTTTATTGTTAACACTCGCTGCAATGTTATTCCAAGACGGTCCCGTAAACACAGTTCCATCTGGCAACTGAACTGTAATATTACCTGAGTCACTAAATACTTTTTGCCAGTTATCTTTATCATAGTTAAGTCCCCGCAACGCTTTTGCCGTTTCAGCCGCTAACTGAGCAGTGATGGCATTCATTGTGTCTCGCGGGATAGCAGCCCACGCATTACCGGCCAGCGTTGGCCCACCATAGGCTTTGATGATTGTTAGAGCAGTATCACTTTCAATGCTTTTAACGGGGAGCGTATAAGTAACGCCGCCAACAACTGCTACAACCATATCCCCGGCTTTTAAATTCGTTGAAAATGATGTTCCGGTGCCAACAACAATATCAGAATTATTGGTTAAGTTAATTGTGCCTGATGACATGATTTATCCTTATTCAGATAAAGAAAAACCCGCACATAGCGGGCTCACTTAAGTTGATTTTGTTTAAAAATAGTTATTGCAATCAAGAACTGGAAAGCTGACGGGGGATACTAATGAGCGATTCATATTTGAGTCTGCAACGTTATTCATATACCTTGCAGCACCACCAGTTACTCTATTCCCCGACATTTTGATACCGCACTCACTCCACTTCGCCCTCCCACCGCCACTCCATGTTTTTGTGGCACCTACGACGCCCACGGGAATCATAGGTCTAGATACAGGGCAAGTTACCCATGTTCCCGGGGTTGCATTGAGAGATACTATCCCTGAAGCAATCAGCGGTGCATACTTAGAAGAGAATGTACATTGGCCATTTGCATTCCAAATAGCTAATCCATAATCGGGTAGCTCAAGGTTAAAGCCTGACGTAAATACAGCGATGCTGGCGTTAACAGTTGTTAATGAGTCGTTTTGATAGCAGCTAATCGTTTTAGTCGTATCATCAAAAATTAAAGCCGCATCAGCAGAACTCCAGTTAACAAATACTACTGAGTTTTGTCTTGCCGGAATACTAGTGGGAACGCTCCATGTTCCATTGATAGTGACATTGCCAACCCATACACAGCATCCCATTTTTGATGAGTCGGTTATTTCCAAGTAATTAGTAGAGTCAGCTAATGCGATGCCGTAACTATCTGCCGTATTTCCTGCTCCCAGCACTTCAAATACAGCAAATCTTGGGTAAATAAATCGGTAATATTCATTTATATGCAAAGTGATAACATTGCCATTTATATTAATGTTATCAACAATAATTGCGCTTGTTACACTACTTGTCCCCCCCAGCACCAGAGTACCCATGTTGACAGGAACAATATATAAAGTTGAACCCGGCGTTTTATTGGGTACTGTCACTGTTATGTAATTATTATTACTTACCTCAGTTTTGTAATAACCTAAATAACTCATAGCCCTAGAACCGGACGTGATTTCAATTTCTTTTCCAGTAACTTCGGGTGTTATCGATATTCCATACACACTCATCGTATTTTCCCCAATTTTACTCTGCGCACTCCGTTAGCATCATAAGAAGCTGTCCCGGTACTGTCGGTAACAACCCGGCCCTGACCAGGGGTGGAGCCATTAATCTCTACAGTTCCATCTCTAAAACCAAGGCGCATACCAACCTTGCCGGGGATATAGTTATCAGACTGAAGATAGTTGGATATTTTTCCGCTATCTATTGAAGCGTTTCTAATTTTGGCATTTGTAATGGAAGCATCTTGAATAAAAGCATCGCTAATAAATACCTGACCATTTATAACTGCGAATGGAGAATATTGGTTTTCATTGCTACCGCTCATTAAAACAAATTGATTTGCATTAAAACCAATACGTGTCACAACGGGTTTTGATGCTTCTGCGGTTACAGCAATAGACATTCCCGCGCTATAAAATGCATCATTAATACGAACACCGGCTTTAAGCGTATGAATGGCTGTTGCGCCTTTGGCATCAACAACCGCAGTCAATTTGTCCTCAAGTGTTGCTGTAACATCTTTAATCTCGGCCTGAACAGTAGTGCTTAATTCAGCAATTCCCCGATCTACTTCCGCAACAGTAGTCTTAACAATTAGAATATCGGCCCTCACTTCGCCGTATTGCGCCCACTGATGATCAACGGTTGCGTTGTTCGCTAAGGCGTTCTGTAAAATACCTTCAATGTTAGTATCAATCTGGCTTGTTAACTGTTCGCCATCTTTAGACGTTAGGAAATCATTTGCTATATCGCCAAGGTAATCATCGGCATTATCGTTAACCATCCCCCGCACCCAATCCGTCCAACCTGACTCATTTCCGGTTTTATCCACTAACTGAGCGCGGTACCAAAATTCTTGACCGGCACGTAATCCCAACTGGATATATTCAGATGAGGGATAGGGAACATCAGACAGTAACAATGGATCTGAAAAATCAGAATTAGCCGTGTACTGGATTTCGGTTTTTAACGTATCTTCGGTGTTAGCAGGAAAACCCCAATTAAGACGAATACCCCAGTTAATACCGGTTGCCATAAAACCAACTGGCTTTGGTGGGTTTCCAACCTTCCCTGTTAGGGTAACTTCTGATGAATATCCCCAACCAGATGATATCTCAGATGCGTTAATAGCTCTGACACGGACAAGATAACGCCCAGTATAAATGCTGGGGACTTCAAACGACGTTGTAGAGCCTCTCTGAACATTTACCCAGTTACTGTCGTTACGGCGCCACTGAGCCTCGTACGAGATTGCATTATTAACCGCGCCCCACTGCACACGCATCGTTTCAATACTAATCCCCTGATTAATAATCGAATAAGAATCGATCACGATATCGGACGGTGCCGCTTGATTGCCGGGTGGAATCACGCTGACCGGACGCTCATCAATAATTGCTCCGGTATCAATACGGGCGTACTTATCCGGGTCGTGGTTTGCTGCAGAAATAGTAAACGTACCATCACTATTATCTGACACGCTGACAACACGATATTGTTGAGCATATAAATCATCTGACTCAACAACCCACACTGACTCAGGCTCTGGCGTTTCACTGTAAGCGACCGTAACAGTAACCGACTTATCAGTAATAGACTGAATTGTGCGGCTTTGTGAGATACCCGAAGGTAGATTCAATATTAATCTATCGCCTTCCGTTGCATCAGCTGCTCGGTCAAGCGTAATGACTCTTCCGTTCACTGAACTAATGCGCCCGCCGGTAACCTTTCCCGATAACAGCTCGTCAGCAATCCCAATGACGAAGCCTGGTTGAGGGATATTTCCATCAAGCCCGACATTAAACGATACAACCCTGTCTTTATTATTGGTCAGAATCGCCCAGCGCCCTTTCCTGTTCGCCTCTGATTGCCGAACGCACCCGATTGCCGTAATTTCTAACTGATTAACCCCGTAACGGGTAACCAAATCTTTCTCAAACACCGGTTCCATCGCATCAGCGTAACCGTTGGATGGGTCTGAATAGGACACTAGCGCCGTCGTATATCGGCTTTTCGTCGTACTAGATGAATACGTAAACCGGCCATCGATAACGTTAGCCCGAGTATAGTTGTACTTAACATCCATCGGCATATCAGCAAGGCAAACTATCTGATCACCGCCCCAGTATGTCATCCCCCGAAATATGGCGGCAAAATCGCGTAACACGGTGTAGGCTTCGTTTCGGTTCTGCACATACACGTTGCAGGTGTAACGTGGCTCAGTGCCATTCCCGTTGCGCCCATCCGGCACCAACTGGTCACAATATTGAGCCACTTCGTAAAGGGTCCACTTATCAATATTGGAAGCAGTCAGGCGCTCGCCTAAACCAAAGCGGTCTGATAGAACGATGTCGTAAAACACCCACGCAGGATTATCAGTCCACGCCCACTTAAAAGAGCCGTGCCACGTACCGCTATACGTTCTGGTTTCAGGGTCGTAAACATCCGGTACACGAATAACGCGCCCTCGAGGCTCACAAGATATCTGAGGAATACTGCCGCCAAACTGTGAAGAGTCGAATTCAATGTAAAGCAATGCGGTATTTGGATACCGTAATTTAGCATCGATAACTTCAGCATAGGACTGAATAGTCATCGTATCCCCAACTTTGGCACTATTAGCGTCATTAGAGACTTTCCTAACGCGAACGGTCCATACACTGCCGCTTTGAGGGAGATCTATCCTGTGACTACGTTCATAACCCGACATCGTTTTACCGGTTGCCGCAGAATCAATCACTGTTTGCCAAGTGCCGCCATCAGTTTGTAACTCGATTGCATACTTCACTGAATAACCGACTAAATCACCGTTATCTTTTTGCTTAAACGACTGAGGCCACTTCAAGCGCAATCGAACTGCTGACAGCTGGGGATTCGTGAACGTATGAGTCCACACGGTACCGTGTTTTAATTCAGTACCAACACTAATTTCATTTTCTGCACTCGGTATGCCCTGAATGTATGGCTGATATTGAGTGCCTGCCCGGAACTCCCACGCAACACCGCTAAAGCTCTGTGAACCTCCGGCATTTTCAAGTGGAGTTCCATCAAGATAAATGTCTTTCGCTGTCAGTGCTCCGGCAAACTCGCCTTCACCTAAAGCTAGAAGAATTTTAGCTTTCGCCACTGATTGCAGATCATCGGGCTGTTCCGTTGGCGTGCGACTTGAAGAACTGCCGCCCTTGTTACCAGTGATTATTTTCTGTGACATATTTTGCCCAATAAAAAAGGCCGCACTAGGCTGGCGACCTATAGATGTGAAAAAACCTCCGGAACGGAGGTTTCGTTGGCGCAATAGCGTATGGAGAACGAAGGAAACTTTAGATTAAGAGCAACACTCCACTCTGATATTACAACCCGACCTTACTTATAAAATGTTTTTAGCCACAGCAATTGCCGTTTGAGGAATATTATATTTATAAACAAAGGTGCATAGCCCTAGAAGGAAAGGTGACCATGATATGACTCTGAAAAATGTAAGCCACCTCTTTGTTGATACTTGCTGCTTACTTAGATTGTCTTTTGCCTTCTCAATTAAATCAACCAATGAAGGTGAATCGGCTTTTTCATTAAACCCACCAAAAGACACCTCACTAGCATGTTTAATTGAATTAAAATTATCTAACTGAGTTTTAACAATTGAGCTAATTACTAATGATGTTAACAAAAGACCTGCGACACACAATATTTGCTCTAGCACAAACATAGAATCAGATTTTAACATACCAATTACTACTGTGAATGATATCGGAATCCCTAACAATTTAGCCTGTATGTCTGATAAGGTTTTTGCACATTTATCAGCCAACTCTATTTCAGTACTCGCAATTTCTTGCCTTACTTTATGAAATGAAAAGTTACTCAAATATACATCTAGATTATTATTAAATAGTTTTAATAACTCATCCCAGTTTTTTATTAAATAGGAAAAACTCTTATCTTCACCAATATCAAACAACAACTCAATTAGTGAACTTATAAAAATATTTTTCTTTTCATTTATATGCAAATCATTTTTAGCGCTTCCATGAAGATCTAAAAGTATTTTAAAGTTAAGAGTGGTATTTAACAAAGATGCGTCATTAAAATCTATATCAATAGCTAAGGGCTGAAGACTTTTCTCTGTCCTTTTAAAAAAGACTAATTTACGACTTAGTTTATCAACATTATTATCTTGATAATGCGCCATTTTTGATAAGCAGTCAGTAAATTTAAATAAGTTCTTTAAAGATTCAATTTTAGAATTAGTATTTTCATCTAGTGAAAAATAATTATCGCTGACGATAAAAAATTGCTCAGGAAGTTCACCTTTAAGAAATTCGCTATTAGACACCCTACCTAAAAAATCATTAATATCTAAGAAGAATGAAGTCGATGAATTACTTGGCGCTTTAACTTCAATCCTCAGCACGTCATCATTTTTTGGGTCCGGTAAAGGTTCAGTATCGTAATCGATACAGTCACCATTGACACTTAATTCCTTAATAGATGCTTTGGTTTGAATAACATCTAAGATGGCTTGTCTAATCTCTTGAGTATATTTGCACTCACAAGAAAACAATCTTCTCTCAGAGTTATACTCTGGAGTTGGTAGGATTCTATATAATGCAACTATAGTTTTTATACTCATTCTTTAGTACCTAATTAACCTTACCATCTCTTATAGCCTGCTCTATTATTTCTCTCGCCTTAACATCTAGATTAGAGAATGTAAGCTTCTTGTTATTCTTGTCATAGTATACATCAGCACTATCATTATCGCCTAATAAACCGCAGTCAAAATTAAAGGAAATTTCAGTACCTTTATAATTAACTTTTTTATACTTATTTAATGAAGTTTTATTAACATTAAACTCATTAGACACACCCACTTCATCACTATTAAGTTTAGAAAGAAATTGGCTTATTTTTTTATCTATTTCATCATTTTCTAATTCCAAGTTAACCATTTTACCTTTCATAATACTGCCAATATCAGAAAGGTTTGCTGGCTTTCTCTTTTCTTCACACTTTGATAGGTAATTTATGATTTCCACTCTAACATTTATAGATTCTTCCTTTAATAAATCATCACCTTTAAAAAAGTTAGTGCATAAATTAATTACATTGCTAGTCATTTTTGCAGTGCTAATACTTTTACTACAACCTAGAGCTTCTATAAAATAGCCTGATATAGTTGCACTTGATCTAGAACTGATGAAGCTAAGGTAATTAATTTCATTTCCATTAAGTTCAGGAGTGTCAACTTTATTGTACCTAGAATAATTAATTCTCATTGCTTGATTAAGCTTGCCGAGATCTAATGTTTCAAACAACGCGGGGTCTAGCAAATCTGTTAAAGTGTATGAGTTTTGATTCTTGATCATAGCTACAAATAAGAATCTTTCAGACTTAACAGTATATTCAGCAAAAAGGATATACCCACCGGATGATGACTGCTTGTCTTTAGCTCCGGCACGTTCTTGCAATTCATCCATTACCTTCACGGATAATTGAACGAAGTCTTTGCTATTTTTATTACCTTTTTTAAAGTAAGCATCAAATGATGAGGGGAATGTACCTTGATTGTGGACTTTGTTATTAAACACACCATGAGTTGAGGTGTTATATTTAGTTCCATAAAGAGATGCTATTTTCTTTACTAATTCAAGAACAAGCTTTTCGCTGGAATCTAGAACAGTATCACGAAGATGGTATGGTTTTATGTCTTTATGTTGATCTTTAACCAGTTGATGAATAATTACATTATGTAAATTAAAGCTCATTTATTGCATCCCTATACAAACACATCAATGAATGTTGATGGAAATTTATTTGTAAAGGTTACCAACAAGTAAGCTTTGTAGATACCTGATAGATCTACTAGCATCATGAGGTGCATAAATGCACTTTTGAACAACTCAACCATATCGATTTCCGATATAGTTAAGGCTGTAGAACTAAATCACTGCTGATCCTCGACATAGATCCCAGCAGAAATAATAGCTCCGCCTATACGACGCTTACCATATAACACCGGAACAGGGTAGCCTTGTGACGCCGTATTAGTTACTCCACCAAACGCATAAGATGGCTTATTATCCGCATCGTTCTTCATTGCTAACCCTCCGGGTTGTGGGGATAGCATCTGGATTACGCCGCCAAGCATCATTGCCCCTCCCATCTGGTATAGAAAAGGTGAGGCTGCTGCTGCGGGTGTAAAGTTTAAAATAGCACCGACAGCAATAAGAACCGCCCCTAAAATAGTCTGAAACATACCAGCCCTTTTGCTCCCAATTATTACAGGCACAATTTTAATTACCTCTCCTGTCACTGGGTAACCCAAGTCATCTTCACCGATATTCTTTTTGCCTTTGAATACAGCATAAGTTATCCCTCTAGCTTCGCTGCTAATCATATATGCTTCAAAGCCCGGGATGGTCTTAGCTAAAGCTCTGACGGATTCCTTAGTTATGCTGATTAGCCGATGGTGAATCTTACCAAAGGTTTTACCTAGTGAACCGTGTAACTCTATTTGTGTCATTACTTCTTGCATGATTTACTCCAAATAAAAAACCTCCTAAAAAGGAGGTTTAATTGTTTTAATTAATTGAATTACTTTGCTCGCCACATGCGATATTGCCCTGAGGCTCCAGTTTCAGTTTCATACACCTGAGGAACGCCATCAGCTACAAGTGTGACCGACTTTTTCCATTCAGTTAACGCACATTTAAATCTTACAGATAAAGAATACTCACCGTTTGGTAAATACAGATCTACAAACTGATTTTGCTGCAATCCAACCACATCAATACCATCAACTTTAAGGACCAAAGGACAATCATCAGGGAGACCGGATCCTGATATTTGATTTACTCGATGTATCCTTACGTGTGTCTTGCTTTTGTTCTGAACAAGATATCTAGAATCATAAGTTTCATGAGCGGACATGTATGGTCTAGCGGTACAAGCCATTACCATCACAACAGCCAATAATAAGAGTAGCTTTTTCATTAGCCATTCCTTAATAAGTACAGGAGCAGAGGACTAAGTGTTTTTTAATTTTCTGTTGTTGGCAAAATATCTACATTTGCATTCTGATCCGTAAATATGCGGAGCGTCCTTGGTTGCTTATCTTTAATTATGAACTCTCTTTCTTTTTTAGGATCTCCGCTACATAACCCCGCCCCCATAAAACCAGCGCCTACGATTACTTCACCAGGGCTAACATATGCAATAACTTTCTCTCCTGCGTCTAATTCTGCAACAGGATCACCGTTGATGAATGCCGTTATTAAACAATAACTTCCAACATGCCCCTTATCACGAACTATGGTTACTGGTACTTTTCCTTGCTCAACCTGAAAAGAGGTAGATGCTTTAACTTCTTTAGCTAAATTTGCAGGCATTGGAGTTGTAGAGCACCCCGACAACACCACCGCGGCTAGTAGTAAAAATAGTTTTTTCATTAAATTACCCTGTTGATATATCTTTTTTATCACATTTCTATCCAGTACTTTATTCTTCTCATAAATGTTTCATGTATCTCATCTGGAAGACGTAATTTAATTTCTAAGATATTTTTTTCGAACATATTGTATAAATGGTGTTTATCGACATGTTTTGATTTTGACTTTAGTAGGTCGGCTAACTCCATAACAGACTCATCATCAATCATGAATCCAACCTTCTTTTTTATAACAAGCTTATTACAATCAAAATCGATAATCTCACTTGAATCCATCGTATTGTCTAACTCTATACTTTCCTTCTTTACATCACTACCGCAGTGCTTACATTTTATCGCTTCTGGAAGGATTTCTTCCGCACAAAATGAGCATTTAATATAATTGTTATTATCTGATGTTTTTTTCTTACTAAATATAACCATGAGCAACCCACAAAAAACAGCAAAACAACTGATTAAAATGAAATTCTGTCGCTGCGCCATTAATCCTAAATTGTTTACTCTATTGCCATATCCTGTTACCACACTTACATCCATGCTCAATGAAGCAATCGCTGCAATAAGGCCAGTAATTAAAATTAATATTCCGAAACCTTTCATCCCCCCTCCCATCTAAAAATCCGAATGATTTAACACCATGCTGCTCATCATACCTACCTGAAAGCAATCAATCACCTGTCATTGTTACTGGAAATAAAAAACCCTCCGGAGAGGGTTTGTGCTATTTATACTTTTCTATTAGGGGGAGTGCGTCTTTTAGTAACTCCTGCCTACTTTCGTAAGCCACATCCTTAGCACCACCAAAATATTTTACCTGAGCAATAAAGTTTGTGAGATTCTCTTCATAAGGAATTTGCACCCAAACTTTCATGTGATCCATTGCTTCTTTAATTAAAACCTCAAGCGCCTCTTCATCATATGTACCGTTATGTTTTTTTACGGCAAGTTGACTGAATTTACTAGAATAATAACCAGCTAGTTCATTTCTATTTAATGACATACCAAATACTCCTAAGGTAATTATTACCAGTCAATTATAAAGCGAAATCACAAGCAGACCCAGTTGTTAAAAAACATTTATTCTTCATTTTCCTTTAGATATAAAAAGCCTCCTTCGGGAGGCTTTATTATTAATGCTCAAGTGTACTTTTTAACTCACTCACTACAGTTAATGCCACGGATAGTAAGTTGATATTATCTTCGTCCCTCTCTATCTCTAGCAATAAAGACAGATAGGATTGCAACTGCGCGGTTATGGTACCCGCCATCTCTAACTTAGATTCATACTCTTTGGCTTTAAGGGCTGGGTTCATGCTGCCGCCCTAGCTAACATAGTGATAGCTTCGACGCCTTTCTGGTTATAGCGGAACGCTTCGACTTGTTTTGATGAGTAAGCGGACTTATCCATGAAATACTTGCCAAACTCTTCCGTTTTTAGGTTGTTAGCGTTAGCGAGGCGACCAACTTTCTGAGCACTAATACCAGCCAGCTCCCCTATTTCACCAGCGGTATAATAATGCTCTTCAATGGCTGGTAGAGGTAACAATTCAACACCAGCAGCGTCATTGACGGCTTTGGCCATTGCTGTTTGTTTGGAGATATCACTCAGATTAGGCATGAATGACAGGGCTAGAGCCATCGTTTCAGCAGCCATCTTTGCCGCCCTAGCTTTTCTGTACTCTGGAAGATAGGATTTAACAGCAGCGCGGACAGCGGGTTTCTTAGCTTCGCCTTTAGTCCAGTACTGCCAAAGCACCTCGTCGCACTCTTCTTGATACTGGAGTACCTTATCGCGGATCTCTGCTTTAACTTTATTTGGTTGGATGGAGTACAACCAAGCGGGAAGTTTACGAAGTGGGAGGCAAGACATTAATTGATCCCCACCTTTTGTAGGTATGGTGATTTCCACCATACCTTTAGAAAAACGCTGAGAAATCTTTGCGTGCTGACTTTTCCAATCCAAACCCATACCTTCGACAACGGGCTTCATTGGCACATAAGGCTCGTCATTATATTTAGTTAAAAATAATGATGCACCATGAAATGGAACCGTTACGGCTGGACATGCGTTACTTGAACTAGTAATATTGTTCATAAGATTTGTTTCCCTAAGACTCAAATTTTTAGAAGCCTCAACTGTTACAGCAGTTGGGGTTTTCGCTTTATTGGACTTCTGCATTTTGTTTGCTCTCAATAAGCCCATACGCCTTTCTTAGTTGATGAATCACTTCTGTATTAAATTTACGACTCTCTTTTTCCCCGTTGCTTATCACCGCCAGCCGCACATCCTCAGGAATCCTCATTTTCTTTTGATACATATCTTTTGCTTTTTGCACTTCTACCCTCCTTTCTTAATGCCCCACATTGAGGCATAAATTCATTGTCACACGGTGCGTCATTGAAGTCAACCCCACGGTGGGGCATAATTTAAATATCAATATTGATATTTAATAAAGGCTATCGCATGAGCAGAGATGACCCACAGCTTAGGATTCGCTTACCTGCTGAAATAAAAGATAAAATAGAATCTTTGGCTAAAAAAAACAAACGCTCAATGAACGCAGAGATTGTTTTGCGGCTAGATATTGCTTTGAAGATGGCTGAAGATCCAAGTAATTTAATGAACTATGCCGAAGAAAATAGCCCAGTGACCCATATAAAAGGTGTAGCGCTAGATATGCTAAGAGAAGAAATGGAAAAAATAGCGCAAAAATCAATAAGTAAAATTACTGATAAATATCTTGAGAAGTTGAAAGAAAAAGCAGTTAAAGATTATATTTCTCAAGCACCAAAGGATAATGACGAATAGATAATTAACCACCAAGGCGCACGGATGCGCCTTTGTTCTATTTAAATATCAGCATGGTTATGACAACAACCCACCAAACAGATCAGGCGTTGTTAATGCCTTCACTCTTTCAAGCTCCTGCTTAAGCAATGGAATTTCCTTTTTACGTTGATTCATTAATCGGCTACCCATAGATGCTTTGACTTTTGATACCTTATCCTTGATGACGTATTGATGCTGGGCTTGCTCTCCCATCATCTGTCGGCGATTAAGTGTTTCAGCCATCCAGTTGAAGGCATTGATATAGCACTCTTTAATAGCTGCGGCGGCCTCGCCAGTAAATCCCATAATCAGGAACATACATCCGTCTTTTGTCATATTGTACATTGGCTGAATATCGCCATTTTTATCAATGAAATCAGTGGGCACAAAATTGCGCCGGGTAAAATCTTCCGAACATTTCAGGTTTCTAATAGACCTTAATACTGTCTTATGTTTTTTACCGAAATACTCAGCTATTTTTGCCGAGGTTGTAACTACCTGACTGCCTGCAATTGAAACCATATTAGTAAAGTCGAACGCAGGTACTACGGAAATGTTTTTACTCATGGTGTTTTACCTTCTAGAAAGTGAACCTGCTCGCACAGAAAAGCCGCCCACAGAAGCACCAATAACGGTTTTCTCAGGCTCACTTTCTGCAAGGTTCTGTGTTTAAATGCGCTGCGATGCGCGGTGAAATTCAGATATAAAAAAGCCCCGTCGAGTGACAGGGCTTGGTTGATATACTTTTTACTTTAATGATTTGTGCCGTAGTACTTTTATTGTTCGTTCTCGCCAGTAACCGCCATACGGCACTCGCTGACTTAACTGCCCGTATAAATGATGAAGTAGCATATTATCTTCAAGAAGGATCCCGGCGTGATTAGCTACTGGGGCGGATACCTGCATGATTACCATATCACCCGGCTTCGCATCACCAGAGAACTCTCGAAATCCAGCGGCATACCAATTATCCATATAGATATTTTCTTCACCGGATTCCCACCATACCCGCTCAGTTCTATGGTCAGGGATATCGATCCCATGGACTTGTTTGTAGTAGTCAATGATCAAACCGCCGCAATCCGTATGACCAAGGACAAACGGGCGACCTAGCAGGGGTAATTCACCACGGGGTTTAATCGTGCGTAAATCCCCCTCAGGCCAACTAATGATGTGCCATATCAGTCCTGTAGCGTCGCACTGAGCCTTGTCTAATTCACTCGGCTGTGTTGTTGCGTCAGGATGACTATGAACAATGCCCGTAATCGTTCCCCAGTCCTCCGCATCTGCATAATCCTCAGGTGACATATAAAACTGTTCTGTCGGGTCTGCGGCTAAATTACGACAAGGGAAATAACGCTCTACTCGCCCCTTCTGAGCTATCAAGCCACAACTCTCTCTCGGATGCTCAGCTTCAGCGTGAGCCATCATCGCGCTAAGCGTTTTCTTTCTCATCGCTATGTCCTCAGTAAAGACGTGCCGGGGAACCCACCGAACGGCAATTCGTTATTTTCGCCAAAGCGGGGCTTGCATCCGGTTGCTAGCATTCCTGAGCACTCATCAAGTGATGGATCGTCTACAGGATTTCCGTATTTATCGAAATACTTTGTTCCCGAGTAATCACACCCATCCCCCGATCGATATTTTCCGCGAATACACCACGTGCAGACAGAATGAAGCTGACGCGTAGGAATCAATACCCCCTGTAAATCCATCGGTGACGCTAGCGTAAACTCAACAACCTCATTAGTTTCGCTACTTTTGGCATCGATATAGAAGACTTTCATCTTTTCCTGTGTTGGGTCAGCAGAAGCATTACCATCAGGAAAATTATTAGCATCCAAATACTGCGTCAAAGTATCGTGAATAGTCACTTTAGCTTTAAGCATGTCGTCATAATGCAAGCACAGTGCAGTAATAGAACTATCTATGTTTGCCACTGACAGCTTTGGTGATGCACTGCCACCATTGGTGGAAGTTTCAATCCCCTCAATCTCATACGGCCACGCACTATATTCATTACCTTGCCACCAGATCGATTTAGCCGGTAACTTGCTCTCATCACCGCCTGCCGCCTCAATCTCTTCAGGTGTATGAGGGATGTTATGCGCATGAAACCGCATGACATCAGATACCCCAAATTTAGTGCCATCAACATCAATTAGCCTTACGGCATTGCCGGGTTCAAGCTTTTGATAATCGCTGTTTAAGCTCATGGTGCAAAGGCCCTTTCAAACGTCGCATTAATAGTTATTGCCTGTGCCGACAATGGGTAATACTTCACAGAGTCCGCAGCTACACGATATAGCCCAGCTTCATCAAGTGGAGAAGTCCAGATAAATGATTTAGTTACATGGCTGCGGATAAAATCTAACGCCGGGAGCATCTCGCTTTTTAATCCGGTTAATGTGATAGGCCAGCTTTGCGATTCAGGATTAAGTCCATCCCCAACAATTTGCTTATAACCATCACCAAATTGCGCCGTTCTGGTTTTATATGAAAAACTTCCTTCCATTCCACTCTGTATCTGAGTTCGCCAAAAAAAAGTATCTATCGCCATATGATTTCCTTGGGACATAAAAAAAGCCCCGCAAAAGCAGGGCTAATCAAGTTTACTCATCAGGAGGATTATCGCCCCCCGCTGATAGCATTCCATAGCGGAGTTCCCGGACTTTGAGCCTGTTCGGTAATTGCAGCGATAATCACTGGTTTTAACTGCTTCATGATAGCTGCCCCCGTATTTGTATTACCGCTGCCGGATTGCTGATTTCCATCACTGCCAGTATTCATAACGATGCCGCCCATATTGACCGTTACACCACCAGAGCTACTACCAGATGATTGCAGTCCATGCATTGGTGCTTTGCCAACCACTCCACCGTCAGCATATCCACGCATCATCGAGTACAGATTATTAACGCCGATCCGCGCCGTAGCTTCCTTGGTCATGACGAACTCACCGCGGTGTACGACTCCTGCTGGCTCATACTTTCCACCGTCTCCGGTATAGCCACCAGAATCATAGCCAACAACAATGCTGTTACCGGGTGTTGTAGGAACCGTTTGTCCGTTAGCTACTCCGCCGCTAGCTCCTCCAGCTATCCACCCCATCGCCTGCTGAAGAGCATAAGCAATCATCATGCGATTAATGATATCGACTATCATTTTTAGAATAGAAACAGTGAACTGCTTAAAACTCGTTGTGCCGGTGGTCACTAAGTCAGTCAGCATATTTGACATACCGCCGAGGGCAGATTGAGCAACACTGCTCATAGCTGAATAAGTATCAGTAGCACTATCGAGATACTCAGAGAATCCTTTCTTAGCACCCGCCAGCCAGTCACCGCGCAGCTCATCTTCCCTTTGATAGCGTTCCTCTAATTTAGCTAATGCCAAATCTCTATCTTCAGGTGATGCTTTAATCATCCTTGTTTGCTCACGCTCTCGGTTTCGTTGCGCTTCCCGATTACTCATCCCGGCACTGTTTTGCATTGCCGAGATTGCAGCCTCCTGTTGCTGAATAAACTTAAGCGCGGTTTCGTGGCCTTTTGCTAGTTCCTGCGCGTTCTTCAATCGCCGGGATTCGCTTGATTCAAGTTCTAATGACGCTTTAATCTCATCGCTTCGGGTCAGAATACTCTTCTGGTCAGCCGTTAGTATTCGTTTTTCCTTCAACTCAGCAATCTGTTGGGTGAACTCAGCAAGCCGTTTTTCCTGCTCTGTCAGTTGTGATGTCGCCCCCATTTGCTCTTGCAAAGAAGCTAAACGCTGCTTGGAATCCAATAGCATTTTGGTCGCTGAATCATCAGTATATGATTTGGCTCCGCTACTTCGCCCCTTTTTAGTCTCACGATCCAGCTCTTCTTTGAACCGTTTATTTTCAGCTTGCACAGCTTTTTCACGTACAGATTGGTCTGCATGTGCGTATTTGTTATTAATCTCATTAATGGTACGAAGGTGTTTTTCTTGGCTATTTTCATACTTACGGTTTAATGCATCGTTTTGACTAATCCGTAGTTTTTGTCGCTCCTGCTCATCCGCAATAGCCTTACCCTGCCCGGCTGACATTTGTTCTTGGTAAGCCTGTTCACTAAGCAAAGATTCTTGCAGGCGCAGTTCATCAAGCCCTGCGTCGCCGTTGTAAGCTGCGATAGCCTGTTTTTTAGGGTCAAGTTGTAACTCTAAAATCTTTCTGCGGACATCTGCTAATTGAGCGGTCGCACTCTCCATTCGCCCAATATTTAGCATCTTATCCCATGCACCAGAGGCCGCATCACCTACATACTTCCATGCGCTTTCAAGCCAACCCAAATTATCAACAATTTGGACTGCGCGATCATTCATTGCAGATGCGTAGGCATCCATGGCTACTTTTGCAGCTTCTGAGGCTCTCCCCTGATTTTCTAAAGCTAAAATATTTTCAAGCTGAGTTGCTGTCAGGAAATGAAGGGATTTATCCAATTCCTGAGCTGCTTTAGCGGGTTCATCTTTCAGCTTTTGGAAATGCTTTACTGTCTCATCAATTGATTGACCTACCGCATCCTCCATTCTTGCAGCGACACCCGCGATCATGGAAATGTCACCACCAGAAAACGAACCGGTACCAACAACTTTAGCCAGAGATTCGGCCATATTCGATTGTGTTACACCATTACCAGACAATGACGCTGCTAATGCTTGAAGCTGGCCTGCGGTTTGTCCCGCATATCCACCGGTTAAAATTAGCTGTTTATTGAACTCCTGAGACTCTTTAGCCCCCTGAAAGTACGCTTTTGTAACAGCAACCAAACCAACAGCAACACCAGCTAAAAGCCCGCCAACAGCCAACCCTCTCAAAGTCGTTAGCTGCTCAACTAATCCAGAGCGGCCAGCAGTAGTTAGTGCCGTCCCTCTTAAACCGCTAATGTCACCTCTGGCCAATTGAGCGGCCATCATTCCAAACTCACGGCGAGCAGATACGGAGTTAGTTCTTAAGTTTGTCAGCTCTTTATTTGATGCGGACAGGCTTTTGATATAAACCTCAGCCGAAGAACCTACGCCCAGCTGAGCGGCGCGGTATCGTAAAAGCTCCTCACTACTCATCTTCTGAGTCGCGACTTGCTCTTTCAGTCTCCTTAGAAATTCAGCTTTAGTTCTAGAGAGTGTGCTCTCTGCTTTTTCAACCTGATTTAGCTTATCGGTTGTTTCGCCAAGAAGTGTGACGTAGTTCCCTTGCCCTAATTCACCTGCTCGGTTGGCTCGTCCTAACTCATCTTGAATCCGCTTTAACTTGGCACTAGCTCCATCAACTTCTTTTATAGCATCAATTTGCTTAAAAAATGAATCAGCCAATTTATCTTGCCTATCAGCTGCTTGATGTGCAGAGTTTCCTGAGTCTCTCAGTTTTTTAGCAAACTCAGCAATCCGCCGATGAGATTCATCGACTGACTTTGCCATTTCCTCAGTTGATTTTGCGGCTTTTTTATTTGAGTCACCAAATGAATCCGCGGACTTCGCTGCGTGACCTGCTTTAGCGCCAAACTGATCTAACGCCTTATTCCCCTCAGCAAGCGGCGCGGTATTTACTTGCAGCGTAATTGTTGCAACATCTGCCATGCTTACCTCTTATTTATGATGGATAAAGCAACACTTTCCATTACTTGAATGTCTGCAAAAACGGTTGCCTTATCTTCACTAACCCCAATGAAGTCCATAACCTGAGGTAAGCAGCCATAATCCAGCCCGGTAGCACCACTCATCCCAACTCGCCACTGGGTGGACATAGCTTTAAAGACTAGGAACGAGTTCCATATGCAAGGTAGGATTTCAATTACAACCTCATCAAAATCATCAGGCGTTAATCCAGAGCTGGCTAGCTCTTCCTCTGTAGGTTCAGGCGTGTAGAGAGATGAGGCAACCGCAATTAGTTTTTTTCGCGATTCCCCACCATTTCTGCATAGTATTTTTTCACGATCGCAGTTCCTGCTTGCGGGTAGTTCTCTAGCAGAGTTACTACATTTCCATGCGTAAAATCGTCAGAAAGAGCCCACCCCTCTGCAATTTGCATGACAAAATCAACAGCGGTTGTACCTTCGATAGCTTCGATTTCTGATAACTGCTTTAGCGGGTGGTGCTTAAACGTGAACGTCAGAACCCCATCATCTTCCCCGGCCCGTGGTATCGTCACATCAGCTTTAAACGTGGGTTTGGGTTGTAATTGAAATTTAGTAACCATAAGTGAGCGCCTTTATAAAAATGAAAATGGCCGGAAAAAACCAGCCATTAAATTAAATATCATAGAAAATAAGTCGTTATTGCTTATTCAGCTTTATAGAATGTCATGCCAGCCGATTGAAGATTCAGTACAACAGCCACCGTCTCAACCGCGTTTACCGCTGTTGTTGGCATTCCATTAAATGAAACAGTAGATGACCAATAGCGATTCTCCTTCGCTTTAGGCACATACATATATGCGGCAATAGTGTCTCCTGACTCGTCCGCATCACGAAGCAAATCATATACAGGCAGGCTAGAATCATGAGCAATGGTGTAGGTCTGCGACATTGCAGCCTTGAAAGTATTTAAGTTTCGCTGGTTGTCATCAGACAGGAATTGAATCTGTACGTTTTGCTGATCACCACCGCTATTAGAAACTTCGGTGATCTGCGGTAACTCAATCCAAGTAAGGACCTTTCTGAGTGAACCAACGCCACCTCCTGCCGCAAACTTACCTACGTTGGACGTATTTACATTACCTAAAGTGATTGTGCTTGAATCAACTTTTGACACTTTAGCGACCAGATTGTCGAGCGCACTCCACCCTGATTTTAATTGAACGATATCCCCAACAGCGATGTCATGAGCCGCGCTAAGCGTCACAACTGCCTCTGTTGCATTGGAAATCCCCGAAATAACCTGCTCAGCTTCGTAAGTTGCCGCCAGATAGACGTGTGCACCATTTGGCAAAGCGAATCCCATTGTGTTCTCTCCGATTTTTGATAATAAAAAACCACCCTAAGGTGGTCATATTTGATTGTTGCTACTATTAACTATTGTCAGACCGGTAATTCATGCTCACCGGGATGCTATAAGTTGCATTACCTTGAACTGCTGGAAAGGCGCTAGGAACCGAATTGATATAGACAGTAAAATCCCCTCTTGATAGCTCAAGGTTAAGCGGAAAGGCGTTAATGATATCGTTAGCTATCTTTCCTGCTTTACTCTTGCCTGAGCCTGCTTTAACAACGACATTGACCTGATAGACACCAACATAAACCCGACTATCGCCCGCCAAATCGATACTGTTTGTTTTAGCCGGAATAACATGAGATTCGAGATAAATATCATCGAATGGTTCGAACTGAACGTTTTCATATGATACTTTCAACCCTAGCCCCGTCGCTACGGTTGCAAGGCGCGATTCAAGCAGTTCTGTTATAGTTAACGTATTCACTTATTAACTTCCCTAGCAGACTGATCTACATATTGCTGTATCTCGGCTGCGGTAACCCGGATCATTCCTGCCGGGGCTTGAGTTGAATGCCCCATTTCAAGCCGATAAGAATAAGGTACATTATTGGCGAAATAGACTGCATTTATACCGACTTTAAACATTTCTATGACCGCCTTGCCTTCACCTAATGTGACATTACCACCAGGATCACTTTTCTTGTCTCGGTCAATAACCCCGTCAGCAGGCTGATTAAAAGAAACTTGCCAGTTACCGCGAAAGCGTCCACCGGTATACCCTGCGGGGGCTTTTATCTCCATACTGTCGTTAACACGGGCACGTTTTTTAAGCCGCCCGGCCTTGGTTAAGTTATCCGGATCCTGTCTCTGCATTTCGTTGTGGTCAAAAACCGCTTGGTTATATGCTCCTGCTGTTGAGTTTATTTCCCATATTTCGGGATTTCCAACGGGGGACATATTTACTAGCTGCGCCAAAATACGAAGCCCTGTAGCACGTACAACCTCTTCCTGATTAGACTTGGCTTTATCAATAAATAGGTTAATGCTTTGCATGAATTGAGAGTTGTCAGACATATCAAGCCCTCAACTGTGGTTTATAGCAAAGTAGCAATGATGCGGGCTTGACTGGGTTAGGCTTTATTACGCGGTGAGACTTACCATCAATCAGAATAAGGTCACCGATACGTATTTCTACTTCAGCCGTTGCCGACATTTTCACATCACCATTCAATACCAGCGTTCCGTCAATCTCACCTGATGCATAATCAGACTTAATGGCAGTGATGATGTGTGTCTCTGGTTGTATATCTACCTCAACGCCGCCAATGACTTCAACACCACCGCCACGGGTTAATGTATAAGTAGCTCCATTCTGTGTAATCAATCGAGTGGCCGTTGATCTCATTCTTTGATGGTTGATAGCCATTAGTCACGCCTCACTATTGCATTAATGGCGAATCCTCGCCCAGCAACTAAGCCATTAAGAATGCCCATCACCAACGGATATGAAGCAGTGAAGCACTCACCATCAGTAACTGCATATGTAACAGTGACCGCACCCTCTACACGCTCTGATTTCACCGATGCCTCACGACTGGATGCAAGCAACTCACCATCAATGGCTTCAACTGCAAGCATGCACTGTGCTGTAGCAAGCTGAGCCGGGATAGTGTTGGCAGGCAACCTAACGCCATCAAAGACTACACCCTTGCGAGGCCAAGGCAATGGTTGAGTAACTGCTGTGCGGTTACCATACCAATTAAGCCCATTTAGGTAATCCATAGCCTTAATCAGCAGTGACTCTGTATTTTCCGGTAACTCAAGGTTTCTTGATGAGGCGAACTTGGCTAAATCTACTGTCGATGCATAACTATTAAAGTCAGGTGATTGAGGGTTTGTGATAATCATCCAACCTCCGCTAACAAAGGGGCCAAAGCCCCTTATTATTTGGCATTAAGCGGCTGTTACCGTTACATCACAAACAGCGGTTTTAGCGCCATCAGCGGAAGTAGCTGTAATCTTCGCCGTACCTGCTGCAACACCAGTGACTACACCGGTGTCTGCGTCAACTGTAGCCTTGCTGACAGAAGATGATGAGAATGTAACCTTCTTGTTCGTCGCATCAGCCGGAGCAACAATTGCCGCCAGTGACATAGTTGCCCCAACAACAACGGATGCAGTGGTCTGGTCAAGTGCTACGCCAGTTACTGCAACCGGTTCGACTTCCAGCTTAATCATCACACCAGCAGTGACCTTGTTGCTCGTTGCATGTTTCTTCCAGCTATCAGCAGCACCAACTTTAGTCAGATCCGGGTTTGCGCCACCTTTGCTTTCATCCCAACTGTAACCCAGCAAATCGATGTTAATCGTTCCCTCGGCTCGATAACCAACACCAAGGTTCTCTTCGTCATTGATTGGGTATGAGCGAAATCCCGGAGCCTGCGATTCAGTGATTACCACAGCATTTGGCAACAAGCCAAAAATAGCATCAATCGGAGCTGTATCAGTTACAAGAACCGGTTTACCTAATGTGCCCGGCTGACCACCGTATACCACAACACCGGCTTCTTCATAAATCTTCTCAGCAATAGCTTGATCGACAATGTCGAAGTAGGTTGCAGAATGCATCACGAACAGTGCGATTCGCCCAAACTTATCACCGTATTTACGCATCCCCTTGGTCAGTGTCTTTTTACCATCAGTTTCGATGTTGGCAGTAACTACCATGTCTGGGTTCGCGCCAATGGATGCACTTAACGCTTGAATGCCATACTTAATAAATCCTTCTAGTGAAGCATCAGCAACATCCACGCCAACAATTTCAGAGAATTCAGATACGTCACGACCGCGGCGTTTAAATGCTTCTTCGGTGGTTTGATAAGGACCATATTTCCACGGCGCTTTCACGCCTACAGACTCCCCGGCACCAATCTTCTTGCCTGTTACTTTGTTAGTAGAATCAACATCGCGATGCTCAATGCTGCCGCCCAGTTGATAAAAGGCACGCTTACGGAAGTCACCTTCAATTAAAACGTTATCTAAAACGATAGCGCCATTAGATGAAGCATTGAACACGTCGAGATTATCCTGCCGGCGCTCAAGATATGATGTCTGTGCCAAATCGTTATAGATGATCAGGTCAGAGTTAACAGTTGTATTCATAAATTATAAATCCTTATTCTTTTGGAAGTTTTAAGAATGCCTGTTGCCCATTAGCGCGTATGTACTCCGCTTTCTGTGATGCAGACATTTCAGATCGTTTCAAAGCCCCACCACTGGATGGCTTATGACCACCAGCGCCAGTACCTTCAGCCTGAGGCCAAAGATGAGGGGCTATATCTTTAAGTGATTCGGCCCATTCCTGCGGTGTAAGTGGCGTTCTGCCATCTTTCCCCAGTAACGCAGCTCCATCTTTATCAACGGCTATGGCCTCGCCTTCCTCGCTGAGAGTAAATACACCTTTAGCACGCAGAATGATGTCATCAGCTGCACCGGGTAAAGCGCCCGTTTTCAATGCAGCAGAACGGATGGCATCGCCAAGTACTCGGTCGCTGAATTTCTTGCTAAAGAGCTCAGCCTTTTCTGCGCGGTCATTTGCACTTTTGAGTTTCTTATCTACGTCAGCACGTAAACGCTCAGTGCGCTTATCGAGTACCTCGTCAATTTTTCCGGCGGCGATCAGCTTTGCTTCTTCGTCATCAGAGAATCGTTGCAGAATGGTTTTAACCGCATCAGGGTCAATACCGTCATAGCGCTTTAAGTTGTCGCCTTGCTCTTTGAGCTTACCGAGCAGTTCGCTATTTTTGGTTTTCAGACCTGTTACTGATTCGTTGACTCGCGCATCAATGAGAGCTTGGATTTCTGGGGTAATCTCTAAAGTAGAACCGCCGCCAGCATCGCCGCCTTCACCTGCTGCTGAGTAATATTTACGCTCGATATTTCGGAATAACATATAGTCCCCTTGGGATGTGTTGCCGGGCCTAGCCCATAAAAAAGCCCCGCACATTGGCGAGGCTGAGTTTTGATATTTAAATGCCGGAAAATCGACAGTTCATTGATGTGATTACTGGATAATAAATCGAACTCTAAGTGGATATATTTGCGTAACTTCTATATTGAATACCTTTAATCCAGTCTCACTCGTCAACTCTTTAGCTTTTTGTGTAATTATCTCAGCGAGTTCCCTCTCTTTCTGTTCTTTTATTTCTCCAGCATTCATAGTCCAGCCTCATTAAAAGATCGCTCATCAATATCCCGAAGTTGCTGTAACGTCAGCCATTCACCTTTATCATTGAAAAACTCATCGGTTCTCATTCCTCCATCCTTCATTAGTCTGGCCCGTGTTTCACCCAGTACCTGAACCTGACGACTGTACGATTGCCTCTGTAGCCATTCGCTATAAGTGGTTTCAGCGGGTACCTGACCATCCATGCTAGCCCGAGTCCCTTCCCTTATATCCTCTATATCAATACCCATTTCACGCCATGATTTGGTGATAAAGGTTTCCATTGAACGACAGCAAAAATGAATTCGCCCGGGGCCTTGCAGGTATGGAATTTTATGGCCTATTGGTTTTCCGTCTAACGTGTACTTTAAGCGATCCCGGATAATACAAATGTGGGATGTGCGATTATCTAACGTACTAAGCCACTGCTTTGCTTTGATAATGTCTCTATTGTTGTCAGCAAACTTATTTCTGGCCACTGCGGCAAAATGAGTTACAGCGGTCTTTACTACGGAAGTGACATTTCTTCTACTTGCTTCAATTATGCCGTCCTGATAGTTCCTAGCCTTAGTCCCCCTAACCTTTCTAGCCATCTGCTCCACAGTATCACCGGCAAGATAACCGTTTTTCACAGTGTTTGTTATTCGCGTCATCCGGTCAACTTCGATATTCTCAGCCCAATCACGCAACAATCTTCCCTGAAATGGTTGGGTTATAGCTGCGGCATAAACCTGCTCTTGAGTGATTGAAGCAAGCGGGAAACGCTGCAATACAGGGTGTGGCAACAGAGAGTCAAACAAGTTGAATTGATAAATGGCTTCATGCTTAGCAAATCCCATCAGTTCATCAGTCAGTGACATATACATTGCATCAATCACTCGCTTATTAACTTCACGAACACTAAACAAAAGACTCTCTAAGCGCTTCACAGTAATGGTGTTTGGATTAACCTCACTCAATGCCATAATTAAGCGCGCAGATAGCTCAGAATCGCTTTCATTGAGCAGTTTAACCATTTTACGAGCTACACCAGTGCCGTATCGAGACTGAAACAGGCTATGAGCAATAATTTCATCACTAAGCACTTCGTTAATCGTTGCCATTTTAGTCACCGGTCAGATTTGGCCCCTGATTCTTTAATTCGTCCAAAATCTCATTGGGGTTTGATTCAGGGTCAATAATGTCTAACTTCTGCATTGCGCGGATCATGTCACCATCCCTAATTGCACCACTTTGCCATGCAGCAACAATTGCCGTCAGCATTCCCGAGTCTGCTACTTTCTGAATGAACTCCTGACTAATTGAATATGATGCTTTTGCATCGTTTACACCAAGATACTTGCCGCACCAGTTCAGGGCTTGGGTATATGCCTCTGAAACGTTGGCGCAACAAATACCCAAAACAGATGTAGATGCAGCTTGATCACCATTTGCCTGAGTCGCTGTCTTAACAGCGCCATTTTGCTCAACTAATTGAGCTCCAAGAGAAACCATGTAATCTCGCTTAGAGTCCATACCTTCTTTAGCAATCATATTCGGCTCCGCTTGGTTAAACCCCGCAGCGCCTTCTTTTGGCAGTAATATTGGAGAGCGGGAACCTAATACGACACCATTCTTTTGTAACCAATCACGCCATTCTTCCGATAACCCACTGATCCAAGGCTGAACCTGTCCACAGAAAAACAGGCTATCTTCATAATCTGCCGAGTTTCTATAATGACCTAGATTGATTTCAGTCAGTGCTAACAGTGGTGATTCATCGATTGTTGGATCATTATTTTGAGCTCCAACAAAGGTAAACGGAATTTCATCCCATGCCCCGCCGAACTGAACTACAGGGTAATATTCGCTATCAACAACATAGACTCCTGTGTTTTTAGGTCCAGTATTACGCCAGACGCGGCAAACAAACCGCCCCTCATCCATTGCTAATTCGCGGTATTGAATGCGATCTTTGAAACCAAAACCATCTGGCTCTTCCACACACTCACGCAAGACAACCATAACCAGCTTGTCGCGCCCATTTATCCGCTCTGTACGCCAATTAATAATATCCTCGGCACGATAGCTCAGGATAATTGCGCCTTTCATATCAGAACTGTAATCAACGTACAGCCCATCCCTGCCGACTTCTAACACAGATTCAAGCACTGACTGAGCCTGCTGATAGATGCTGATACCTGCGCCATTAGCGTTGGTTTTTAGATACTCAATCTTATCGATGATAGTCACAGTAGGATCGCGTCTAAACGCCATACCAATCAGCCCGTTTTTTGTATGTCCTGTAATAGCATAGAAAACTGCACGGCGAATATAATCATCATTACGCCGATTATTCTCCTCACTAGTATTGGCTGGATCTAGCTTTGGTAAATACTTGTGCTTCCTTTGCTTTACTGCATATGGCCCGCGACAAACATCGCGAATCGTTTCCCATATTAGGCTTGCGGCTTTGTGCTCAGGCCGGATAAATGTAATATCGTTATTAGCCATTAGTATGTTGTTCTCATGTTTATGCTGAATGCCTCGCGACAAGGAGAATGTAAAACACGGTATCGTGTAGCATCCCAGTCGTGGTCTTCTTGTTTTGTGTCTACATCATCAGGGTTCTTTTCGTCTCTGACTAATGTAGGAATGCGACTAATCCAGCCTCGGCAGTAGTCAAATACATAGAACGCCGGTTTTTCTGGCATTCCTGACTCTGTTTTCTTACCTTCCACGACAGCTTCAAGCATGTCAGCAAATAGCGACGCGCCATTAATGCGGGAGCCGGGCTTTTTGTTTGCCTCCAGCCATTTAACGCCCTGCGCTTCCATTTTTTGCGCTATCGATAATTCGTTATCAGCCGTGTTGAAAATAGAACCATCAGCAGGGCCGCGAATCACCTTCTTACAGATCCCCGGCATAATATGCATCTGGCCCTGCCCTTTAGTTTCTTCTGGCTCTTCTACCTCTTCACCGGCAAGCCGCCTATCAACCCACTTAACGCCTTTAGCCACGTTTGTCGATGACATATTTAAGCCTTTGTTTAGCTCATCAGGCGGACAGCCGTACCACTCGCCGATCAGGATTAATGATCCGGATGGCGGGCAGAATTTAGAACCATCAGGAAGCATTGCTTCGGTTCCATCAGCTTGAGCCCACCACAAGTTAGAAAACGGCTTTGATTCTCCCCAGTCATGGGAGCGGTCAACAGTCCAGCTATCGGGAATATTGAATGGTTTGATAACATGCAATGATTCATTCCAAAGGTGGTCAAATCGCCCGCCACTGGTAACATCCCATGAACCCTCAACCCAAGCCTTGCGCTTATTTGGGTCTTTAATATTCATCAGCGTAGCAATGTATACAGGGTCTAAATAAGGGTTCTCTTTGAATGAACCGTGAATAGCTACACGGGTTAGTGTTATTTCTTCTTCCTGCTGCGTTTGTGGATTGGGAACCATCTGAGTATCTCGGATGATAGTTCCACGCGGAGCCGGGTCGATGAATCTTTTCTTAACCCATGTATGACCAATGCCAAACGGGTTAGTGGTGTTGAACGTCTCCAGAGGGATATTCGGTAATAACGAGCCATCTTCACGCGGGTAATCTTGTGGCCTGAATGACGACCGGCGACATGAGAACATTGATTCGTAAAAGTCGGCGCTAGGTTGCTTTGTTAGTTCGTTAAAGCCGATAAAAGGGAATTCTTGACCGTGATAGTCCCAATAGTCGCTCTCTTCTTTACCAAATCTGAATAGCAGCTCTTCACCGGTAGGCCATATCCACCTTAATTCCGATGCTGACGCTAAGAATCTAGCTCCGTCGTTAAACAGGCGATACATACGCTTTGATTGAGTGATGATGTCAGCAAGGTTCTTATATTCAGTATCGAAGATGACACCGCGCCAGAATGTGCCGTACCCCAAACCTACTCGACTTCTATACCTTGCCAATTGCGCTGCTGTCTTACCGGGTCCGCGCGTACCTTCGAATAATATCTCATCACAGGGGCAGCTTAATGAAAGCGACTGAGAGCCCGGTAATGGCTTCCAAACTACGTTGTAGTTCATTGACCTAATACCTCGCCCTGTTGTTGCTGTGCGGCTGCCTCCCATTCGTCAGCGCTGCTGCATGTTGGAACCGGCATGATGTTATGTGTTGCTGTGACTTTCTGTTCAACCTGTTCTTTGAATGCCTGCACACTAATGTGCTTGCCTAGCAATTCAAGGTTCTTAACTTTGTCAGGCCACTTAATCTTCTTCAGTAACGCCGCTGAATCACCATCCCCCATCATTGCCGTTACTTCTAAACCTGATAGCGTTGTACGCCATGCTTTAGGCCAATCAGCAACCGGCTTTAGGTCTCCAGAGTCAGTTAGGATGTCCAAAACATCCATTTGGTCTATTTCAACCAAGCGATTAAGTACGTAGTCAGCATCAATCCTGACTCTCTCTAGCCTATCGGCATTAAGTTCTGCAATCCGAGACTGAATCATAACATTTGATAACAGACGGCTAGATTGCTCCTGCGCGGTCTTTTCGCTGTATCCCGCTCGTATAGCTGCCTGCGTCGCGTTTAAATCGACAATATACTCACGGCAAAACAGCTCTTGTTTGTCGTTGAGCTTTGCCACTTTCACTTTCCTTCAGACGTAAAAAAGGCCACCGAAGTGACCTTTTATCTATAACGAATTAACCTTTAACAGCAATATCAATTGCTTCTTTAATTGACGCTAATAATCCAGCTTTATCATTAAGCTCTACAAACTTTCTGTAAAATCTATTCTCCCAATCACTTTCAAATATAACACTAACACTTAAATTATTAAGGCTGCGATGAAAAGACACATCTACTGCAAAATTCTTTGGGTACTCTACTAATAATATATCTTCATCAATATAAGTATTTTCAGGGTCAGAAAAATCCGTTATAAATAAAGTATCATCTGTCATTTTTCCATTTTTAAAATCGATTTCGTTACGCTCAATTAACATTTTTCATATACCTCTTAACTTCATCTAGTGAAGTTGGGTGTGAATGGATGGTTCCCTGTGATTCTTTAACGACAACCCACTGAGTTTCTTTACCATCATAAGCACCGATAATGTAATCATATTCTTTAACTTTCCACGTAGGATGCTTGATTGTTTTCACGCCATTCAACCAGACGTCTATATCAGTTTGCGGAATATTAACTCCCGGTTTAAATTTAGCCGCACCGCCGTTAGCTGTAGATTTCACGATATCCTGCCAAGGAACACCTTTAGGTGGGTAATGCTTATGTTTATGAACAACAGACTTTGGCGGACTACTAACCACCACATAAACCGGCTCAACACCAGAGCCCTTAGCATCTAACTGCCAGTAGATAAAGTCAAACGTTTCATCTGGTACTGGTGTAGTGAGGATCAGCGGCTTATCAATCGTCTCGATTGTCGTACCAGTATGCACCGGCGTGACCGGCTTCGGCGAACTGTTTCCGGTATGAGGAGGAAACATTGGCCCCGTTGGTGCTGGATTGATCAGGATAGTTCGTTCTGGTACCCCACCCATAGCGGGTATAATGATACTGTCCAGTCCGGTCACTGCATCCCGTACCGCATTAAGCACTGGTACCGCTTTTGACAGTGCCCCACCTGTTTTCAGCAGTTTAAACTCAAGCTGGTTGCCATTCATCATCAACGAACCCCGGGCAGGTAAGTCGATGGTTGGCCTGCCCGGCAAGACGGTCTGTTTTCCTGACAGGGTTGTCAATGGTAAGGATAATAGCGCCAGATTTTGCCCGTTCCATTTATCACTGCCTTGTCCAGCCTCTGAAGGCCACATTCCCATGACGACTGCCGCTGCAATTGGACCCGCTGTACTTGCCGTCGCTGTTGCGGCCAATGCCGCAAGTGCGCGTGCAATGGCTCCGGACACAGCGCTCGCAACTTGTGTAACGGGGGTCAATACCCCGCTCCCTGCGATTGAGAACTGTATCGCTCCCGGTGCACGACTTAACGCCATAATGCCCGCTGCCTTTAATGCATTGCTCGACGCAGTGGCCATTTCTGGGGTATAAACAGGCACAGGTTGAACGCCGGTAAGCTTAAATAAAGCCAGGCAATTCTCTTCCTCCGTGGTAAAACACAATGATATCCCCCCTCTATTGTTATCGGCAACCCAGCCTAATGGATGCATATAGCAGGCTGCGTCCTGTGACTTAAATTTAAATTTTCCCTCTCCGAGATAATTAATAATAGGTTCCTCATCACGGGATGAGAGGGTACGGCTCTCTTTACTCATGTATTAACTCCTTTTTGAACCAATAGCACTGTATATAAATACAGTAATATTACTGTACAACTATTGGTTGTTAATACCTAATAAAAGCGATCTCGTATTAAACTAAATTTAAGCATAAAATAAAATTAATACAGTAATAATCAGCATAATAATCTAAATTGGCAGGGACTGAGTGAGTCGAACACTCGCGAACGGGGTTGGAAGCCGCCGTAATGCCATTATACGAATCCCCTATAATTGCGAACCTCCCCGCATTTACCAAACAGCAGCGTTGAACATGATTACTCAGTCAGTACTATGTACTCGTCACTTACTCTCTATTCGTGACATTCCGCCTATAGCCCCGGTTCGCCGGGGTTAATCATTATCAAGCCCACTCAGTAAATGAGCTTTGTAATGAAAGCCAGAAATGAAAAAGCCCCGACAGATGTCAGGGCTAAAATTGTGCAATAAAAAACCCAGCACGATGGCTGGGTCAGCATTTAGGTACTATTGCTACCGTATTCCACCACATGCAGCAATCTTTTCTTCTTGTGGGGCTAACTTAATAACCACACTAGGCTCACGACGCTCAAGCATCTCGATTTGTGCCCATTCGATACCAAAATGCTCCATTGGTGAGCGGTTATCCGCAAAAAGACCAGCTACAATGCCTTCAATCGCGGCTTTGTCAACTTTTACGCTGTTCATGATTCACCTCTAGGGAATGTGACGTCCATGTAACTATAGACCATTTATTGAACCGTTGGTTCATAAAAATGTTTAAAAAAAAGACACGAATTATTTCCCGTGTCGCTAACCATCTTGGTTGCCTATTAAACTACAAGTTTATCTTGCTAATGTCCATTACTTTGTTTAGTTACCTTAACTATCCAAATCCAGCTCTAGAGGTCTTACTAAACGCTTAACCATCGCGGAACATTGTTTGTAGTAGTTACTTACGAAAGTAAAACCACTTTGTTGGTAATAACCTATAACTCCATCTATAGGGCCAACCAAAGCAAGTTGACCAACTTCTATCCCCATCGTCCCTATGACTTTTGCATAAGCAAGGTAGGCATCAATAACTATACTCAAAAATTGATAATCCAAATCCTCATGAGCATCATTCCTTTTTTCCATCCAGAGAATTTCTATAGAATTCAGCTCATAATTTACATTGCCAAAAGCAAAACCAATGGGAGACCCTCGATAATACATAACCAAGCGAACCGGATGATCGTAATCCAATTCAAAGGGAAAGACTTTTAATCCAGGATCATACCTGAGCACCCCTTTGTTTTTTAAAAACATCAGGTCATCAATAATAATTGGATCATCAAAAGCTTTAGGGACAACAAGCTGTAAAGTTTGATGTGGGTATCTTCCTTTTAATTGTTTAGCTGCGTGCGCAAAAGCAATTGATTGTATCTGCAAATACGCATCTAGTTCATCCTTACCCATAAAATCCCCACTCAAATCTCCAAGACCGAAATAATATCACAGACATATGTGTTTGACACACATCAGACATAGAGTTTAGCCAATATATCAATGAGATAATCGTATCAAAAACCCTACCGAGAGTTCTCCACCTTCTCTATCGCTGATATCTGATTGTTGCATTGCTCAATCACCGTCAGCAGCTCAGCGACATATCCGGGATAATCGCCGTAATAACGAACCTGATAATCAGGTGCCGGGCACGGTCGAAATAGCACCTTTGGCACTGGCAGCGGCGGCGTTGACCTCGGCGACTCGCTCGCGCAGCCGCTGAGTGACAGCATCAGGAACGGGCTCAGCAACGCAAGGACTCGCCACTTGGCTTTGCGCCAATGCTCGCTGCAACGCCACAGTGCGCTTTTCGCTCTCTTGTTTTTGCTCTGCAACATTATCCATCACCTCTTGGATTTGCCTATACTGGGCCCTGATCTTGGCTGAATAAGCCCGTTCCTCTGCTAACGCCACCACTACCTGCTGCTTCTCATTTCTTAACTGACTCAGTTGATTACCAAGCCAGCGGGCATAGAGCAGCAACAAAACAATGCATAGTCCAGCTAGAGCAGCGGTAATCCACTTATTTGTGAATATCATGCCGGTATCTCAACATGCGGGGCATCAAGAAACTTAGCTGGCGTATCGTTCGGACAATCAGTCCAAGTAATACCAAAGCGCAGCTTGATATTCAGTTCCCGACCAGCTTTATATACAGCATCAAGAACCGGCAACCAGCCTTTATAGTTATTCCAGTCAGCGCCTACCGGTAACAAATCAACAGCGTTCCCGCTCAAGTGACGAGAGTTCATTGTCTTTGATTTGCCGTTCAACACTAATTGCCTCTGGCGGGCTTCAGTGCGCTTACCCTCAATGACAGTAAAGTCACGTTTAGTAATCTCTAGCGCACGACGAACCACCCTTACCAAATCAGGATTAACTCCGCGAAGATTAGTTTCGCTGCGCTGGCTAAATTTAAAGTTACTCATGCCCACCCTCCGCTTTTCTCAGGAAGCGCTTTTCAATTGCTTTAATGAACTCAGCCCCTGACCATCCAGCCAACCCAGCAGCACCACCAGCAAACTCAGCGGCCCAGTGGTAGTAATTGGCGGCCAAAATAATCAGGAACCCAGCGAAAATAGCTACAATCACTTGCAGCACGAAAACTTTCCACCGGAATTGCTCACCGTTTAATACTTTGTATGAATAGCTAGCCAGAGCCCCAAGCAGTGTCATAAACAATGCTAGAAAGTGGCTCAGCAGGCCGATGTTTTGAGGCTCTTTGATTGGCATACGCATTTGCACCTCCCGTGGAGATGTCCATTTTTAGATTGAGAGAAATAGCCCGCAGCCGTAGTCACTGTCTGCGTTTGAGTGAGTGTTGACGTTTGGCTGGGGCTAGATGTGAAAAAGCCACCGAACTACTATCCAGATGCTAAATATTGTCTGGTAGCGTGTGCGGTGGCTGAATTAGGGAAACAAAAAACCCGCCTTGTGAGCGGGTTCTTTTTAATCTGTAGTGCCATGTCGTATAACTTCGGCAGCTTATACGTAAATCATTGCTCATTTGCTTATTGCTGTCAAGCCAAATTTGCGACTTTCTTAATTTTACCGACACGTTTGCGGTTATTGAATGCAGATGCCAGCGGGTTATATACCATGTGCAAACTTGCATCGAGTATTTCATCAACTTCACGACGGCAAGTTGATAGCGATGGTTTCTTCAGTCTATTACCACCTCTTGTATCCATTCTCCGCGCCGGGGCAACCTTCTGCATGTAAGTTGCTATAGCGTGTCGTGACGAGTTGTTAGCGTAGTAGCTAAGCAGCATTCCGAACGCTTTCCTGTCAATCTTCATTACTGAGTCTATAGCTGCACTCATCAGCATTCCGTCATCGTCATTGCATGTCGGCCGGTCCGGATATTTTTGTGGTTCTACTGTCGCCATGTATTCTGCAATTATACTGCTCTGCCGTTTATCCAGTCTCCCGCTGTACACCCATGCACCCCATAGCGACAACCAGCTATCAACCCAGTCCAATTGTTCTTTGTTTAGCTTTAATGTTGCTATGTTAATAATCATGCTGCCGCCTTATCTTTACGTCGTTTGCCTGATGTTTTAACCATTAATCGACCGTTAATTACCGCGTGACCTTCCGCTTTAAAATCCCGTGAGTATTTTTTAACGGTATACCGCTGAACACTTAAAATATTTGCAACGGCCGATTGATTTCCTCTGGTCTTAACTAACAGATCGGGAATTGTTGAAATCTGAATATCCATCACTCTATCTCCGTAATTGTTATCTCCAATCGCCCGCCCTTTACTACTTCACCGCGTACGATACGAAGGTCGTCAATCAGGCTGTCATCGGCTATTACGCCGCATTGCGTCAAAGCATCCAGAGGAGCTTTGAATAAGTTGTCTAAATCGCGCTTAGCTCGCGTTGGTGGGTATGCTGTTATGTTTACGGATAAGCTTGATGACAGCATTAGCGCCATGCGATTAATCAGAACGTAAGCCGCCACTTCAGACAGATAGTTTCTCCCTTTCTGACTTTTAATCTTGCGACCACGGGCTACAGTGAATAGATTGTTATTCGTTGGAGGCCATGGCAGGGTTATATTGTAAGTACTCATATCTTTATAAAACCCTCCCGAATCCATATTGCCTGCGTTCTAAAAACACCTTCTGCATGCATTAATCTGAGTTCATCATGCGTATATGCCGTTTTAGTACGACCATCGATAGTGTCATGACAGCAGTTACAGCTAATTGCCGCCTGCGTATCAACTGGCTTGATTCCGGTACCGCATGTCCCCGCCAATCTTAAATGAGCTAAAACGGAGGTCTCCGGGTTGCCGTTGCATATACCAGGAATCCTGACTTGGCACTCTCGGCCTCTCGCCTCTTTACGTAAATTAGTCATGACGCACCGCCTTTTTCATTTCTGCTAGTTCCTGTTTCATGGCTTGATACTTAATAACCATATCCCGCGCTGATCTGACGTCATTCAATTTCTTTGCGCAGAACAGATACGCGGCAATGAGTTTACTCATGACCATATGTAGCTCTATCAAACGCTGCATGTTGATTAACACTGGTCCGTCATAGTGCTCATGGAGACCGCGAAGGTACTCTGTTATCACTACTTCGTCGTCACGAGTCAGTTCCATTTACGCCACCTGCTTTTGTTGTAATTGCTGATATTCACACCCGGCCGGAACAGCTAACATGCAACCGACATTGAGCGCCCAACCTTCGACCTGAGTCAGGTAGAAATGCATTGCTCCAGTATCTAAATCTGCTGTGTGCCGTAGCTCCTGTCGCGTTGTTCTCTCGCCGGTTACAACGTCCACCATTTCAATATCTTCATAACCCAAATAAGTGTGTTTCATTGCTCGTTTAACCCACTTTGGAGAACACTCTGTGCGACCTTTACTGATTAGGTATTTGCTCAGAACGTCATACCAAACGTGGCTTAAATCGTTCTGGCCTAAGCTACGCTTCTCTTTCCACTCACAAACTCTCACTCGATAGCGTTTACCGGTACTGATAAGCGTCTGTAGTGTTACGCCCAACTGTTGAAAGGTGTCTTTGTGTAAGCAGAAATCGTCCATTAGTAACCCTCCGTCACGTATTTATTGCGGAATTCTTCGTTGTATTCGTCGATTGGCATGTTTGCGATATAGCTAAATGATGATGCTGTTTCGGTCTGCAAAAACTGATGCGATACCGGCTCAAGATAAAGAGGAATGCCGCCCTCCCACCCCTCACCATTTCGCTGTTTCTCTAGGCTTAAAACCGATGCAGGGCCATTTAATGCAGATAGTTCTTTATCGTTTAGCTGCTCGCCAGCCTGTTGCTTTTGAATGGCTTTTTCTCTGGCCTTATTGCGCCAAATAATGAATAGGTTATCTGTCAGGTCGGTTATAGCGCCGGTACCCTTAACGTCCATTTTTCCTGTTGGTTTATCTTCGCTGTCACCTTTGCGGCTATGGGTAACAAGGATGATGTGTGAGCTTGTTTTGTTCTTAAAGTCACAGAGTGAGTCGATGAAAGCCTTCTGGCCGTTGTAGTCATCTTCACCAAGGCCGCACTTCATCAAGCTATCGATGATGAAAAGCTTTATTCCGTACCGGCGGCGAGCGTACTGGAATATCTCTAACAACCGATCGGCCTTGGCGGTACCCGTGAGGCCAAATAACCACAACCGATCATCATAAAATTTAAAGGCTGATTCGATTTCTATGACCGGCGGTTTAGTGGCGCAGCAGGCTTGACGAGTTAAACGTTTGAGCAGGATCGGAGGCTTGATTTCCAGTGAAGCAATGCAGGTTCTAACCCCTTGGCGCATGGCTTCAAGTGCCATATGTCCAACGACTTCTGTTTTTCCATGCCCGTTAACGCCGTTGACTAAAGACAGTTCAGAATCACGAAAAACGAAGTTATGATTTAACGGCTCCCACGGGCTATAGAACAGTCCTTTTTCTTTTGAGTAGAAAGCGTCAATAGTTTGCTGTTGGTACTCTCTTGCGCTGTATAGCTCTTCAGGATCGAAGTATTCAGAGCTTTCAAGAATATCGATAAGCTGATCGCTGGTCATCCCTGCTTGAAGACATTCGTTGATGTCTTTCTGTGGTAGCTTAACTAGGCGACAACGATGCTCTCCTAATCTGCTGGCGATTTCTTTTGCGGCTTCCTGCCCTACATCGTCGTTATCAAGACTTAGCCAGATTTCATCAAAACGGTCTAGGTTGTGATATTCGTATTCAATCCATTGCTGCTTAGCTCCTTTCCCGCCACCAAATGGAACTGATAGCGCTGGCAAGCCAAGTTCGTAGTAACTCATGCAGTCGATCTCACCTTCGCAGATAACGACGATACGGAGATTCTTTGGCATGGCCTGCCAGCCAAACAAGCTCGGTTCACAATCCTTTTCGGCCATGATGACTTTCTTACCGCTCGGGCGTTCTGAGCTGATCCGCTTCACTTGCAACAGCTCGCCATCTCTGATGTATGGGAATGCTACAGCCTTGAGCTCACGTCTCTCGTCATTGCTCCACACCGTAGCGTCTGTCGCCTTGAAAACATCTACTGTCTCTTTGCTGATACCTCGGCTTGAAAGGTACTCGTAACAATAGTTAGCCTTGCTTACGTGCTTCTTAATCTCTTGTTTGTTGGGTCGTGAGAATTTCTTTTGTTTGGCTTGAAAGTGGTGATCATCATCCTTGATCCCTAAGAACGCCTTAGCCTCACTCATGGCCTGATGTAGAGAGCAGTCATTCACGGCTACCCATAAATCAAGTAAGTCACCGGCAGAACCTTCGGCAAAATCTGACCATACCCGCTTACCCGCAAGATTAACCTTCAAGCTTTTACCAGCTTCACCACCAACGGAACCGGCTACCCACTCATGGCCGTCTTTCTTGCCATTTGGCAGTAAAAACTTAGCCACGCGATCGACCTGATTCCATAACATTTCAGACAATTCACTAGGGCTCATACAGACCTCAACTTTAAAAACTCAAACCAGAAACTCACTACGCGATCGCTAATTAGTCCGTGGTTATACCCAGCGACTAGAAGCGCTTTAATGCGTGACTTCATAGCGGATTTAGTAAAAAACATAACCAGACCCGCTCACGGTGATCGTGGATTTATTCGTCGTTGGTTCTGAACCCTGTTGAGGCTTCTCGTCCTCCCATCGCTTACCGTTCAGATAGGTCGTTGGGTGAAGCTTCTCGAATCCGAATTGTTTGCCTAGGCGTGATTTAATATCTTGAGCCAGCACAGAGGCGAACTGCTCAGGCGTAGCGCTGGTTTCTTTCCGGTACTCTTTGAACTGAGTTTTGAACGCTGATTTAGCCTTGGTCTTGCCAGACTTAACCATTCCTGCAATCCAGAAGATTTCCTCGAATGCTTTCTCGACTAGGTTTTCGTGTGAAGGAGTTTTACCCTCGACCTGAACTTGTTCGGGCAAAGTGTTTTTATTGTCTTTCTTGTCTTTTGTAATAGTGTCTTTTGTGTGTCCCTGCTTTGGTGACATCGCTGTCACTACTTTGGTGACATTTTCTGTCACCGTCTTGGTGTCACTGTCACCGAATTGGTTACACTCGGGTAAATTCCATTTCGATAAGTCTTTATTCGGTCCAATCATGCGACCATCACTAATCATTACGTTCATGGTAATTAGTTGGTTTTTCGCCTTATTGACTTTCTGTCTTGGTAATTTTGTTAGCTTTGAAATTTGGCTATCTGAAATGCGATCCATTTTTTTGTTATAGCCATATGTTTTGCGGCAAATGGCATGAGCAACCTTTGCCTGATTACGCGTTAGATTTGCTCCTATTAGCTCTTCATACAGCTCATTAGCTAATCGCGTATAACCATCATCGGTATTTGCCACGCGACTCTCCACGACCTTAATATCAGGTCTAATCGGTGTTACGTTGTCATAAGCTAAGTTACCCATTACGCTGCTCCTGTAATTTGCGAAACTCTGACGCGAGACGCTTACCGAATACCGGTTTATCTACGCAGATCATGAGCAACTCGTCAGGCTTATCAGAGCGCTGGGTAACGTTTTTTTGGTTGAACTTTTTAGGTTTTTTAGTCATAATTAAATCCGCTAGTAGAGTTAGAAAAGACTGATAGCCCGGCCAGCTGCAACTGTTCGGGTTTTCTTTTGCTTGATTGGCTTATCAAGCGTTGTTGTGTTCTTAATCGCCCATGCTTTAGCGTGTTGGTAGCAATCATCAAACAGCCCCCCCCTACGGCTTGCACCGCAGGCTTTCAGATAAAACTCAACACCTTTATGAGCCGCACCCTGTGCCACTGATAACGTGAAGTTTTCAGCTAATAGCTTCGTTACAATATTTTTTCGGATAAATTCTGTAGGGTTCATATCACTCATCTCTTGAGTTAACGCGAATTGTTGCTCTAACTTCAGCGTCGCGAGCCGCAAACTCGACATACAGCCCATCTCTAATGCTTTTAGCCTCTCGTTTATCAATAACGCCGTCATTAGCTATCGATTCGTACATCAACCTGTCTGTTTCGCCTCGTTTAACATCAGCGGATAGACTTAAGTTGTACAATTCAACATTATCTAAAACCTCAGTTTTGGGTATTTTTGAAATTACAAATCCCGCTCTCTGAGCAAAGTAATCAGCGACATAAGCTGTCTTTGTTAAGTCCTGCATTGCTTCCAATTCATCGAAATCAAAAAACTTAGTTCCGTTCTTCTCGTAAAGAGAGTTATTGAACGATCCGACATCGATTCCCATCGCTCCCGCCAGCGCAGACTTTCCACCGGGAAACGCTGCTATCATTTGCTTAACCATTTCTTTCTTATCTAACATCCTCACCTCCACTTAGTAGTTTTCTTAATTACTTCAATGCGGTACTGTTGCCTTATCTCTTATGTAGCTTGAAGTTCAGGCCAGATTTTTTGCCAGTCACTCGGCTTTAAATCTTTTCTAGTCACAGCTCCACCGGTTAACGATTCAATAAGAACGCAACGCTCCGGTGAAATAGCTGCTGCGCCAGAGGCCATTTGAGATAAAAATGAACTTGAAACGCTTAGTTGGCTGGCTAACTGCTTGGCTCCGCCGCGCTCAAGTCCTTCGATATAAATTTTTAGTTCCATAATTTACTCCTGATTGTTTAGTTGAGTTTATTAAATGCTAAACCGAAGGTCAAGTATTTGCTTGTTTATTAATTGCTAATCAAAATAGAGATATGGACATAAAAAAGATCAGGCAAAAACGCCTTAAGCATTGGTTTGCTGATAAAGCAATCCCGCAAAAAGAGAAAAGTTATTTATCTCAGTTGATAAACGGGAAAGCTTCGTTCGGAGAAAGAGCCGCAAGAAGGCTTGAGAATACTTACGGGATGCCAGATAAGTATCTTGATCAGGATCTGTATGATGATGCCGGGAACGTTAAGTACGTCGAGCGAACGACCAATGGCCGAGCATACCCTCTTGTTAGCTGGGTGAGTGCGGGGAGCTGGCTGGAAGCTGTAGAGCCATATAATGAAAATGACATTGATGAATGGCCTGCTACAACAGAAAATGTTGGGGATAATGCATTTTGGCTTACTGTGACTGGTGACTCAATGACAGCGCCATCCGGCCTGAGCATCCCTGAAGGTATGATAATTTTAGTAGACCCTTCAGTTGAACCGAAAAGCGAAAAGCTTGTGGTGGCAAAACTCCAAGATGAAAATAAGGCGACATTCAGGCGGTATATAGTCGAATCAGGGGTTCATTATCTTAAGCCGCTTAATCCTCAGTACAGGATGGTAGAAATCAATGAAAATTGTAAAATTATTGGCGTTGTTGTAGATGCCAAGCTCGCTAACCTCCCATAAGAGTCAGTTAAAACAGTATGGCCCGCCCACAGTGCGGGCTTTTTTATACCCATAAATCACAGCTCTATCTCCCCCCTTATCAAATCATACTCATCAAATTATTTTTCAAACTAAAGTCATTTTAAAATCATAAAGTTAACTAATTACTAAACCATTTGTTTATTTTTCACTTGACGATGAGTTTAGTGTTTAATAAACTCATTACATCGAAAGCAACCCACCGCCTCGAACCGCTCTTTAACATTGATGGAAAGTCGGAATTAATCACCCGCACAGCCTAGCCCCTGACGAGTCATACGACGTATCAGCGAGCGCGACCCGGTCGCTGAGAAGATTAGCCCTACACGAGAGTGAGAATAGGCGCGAAAAGGATAAGCAGGCTGGAACGGTGATTAAAGCGCAAAGAGTTATTACAAATGGTTCTTACGAGAGCCATTGATAATGACAACCTAATTGGAGGGGAGGCGATGAATTATAGGGTCGGTTATGAAATAGCAACTGAGCAAAATGAAAAGCTAAAGGCTCAAGTATCAGCACTATTAAGTGAGCTCGGCAGCGAAAAAAATCAAAACGCAGCGCTAAGCAAGCGGGTTGAAGAGCTTGAAAACCAATTGACGGGTGAGAAATGACATTACTTACATCGTATGACCCTATCGACGTGCTTCGATTTAATTACGGAATTGCTGAAAACGCGATAGCGGCAATGAAAAAATCAATAAGACTGAATTTTAAGTATCGAAACCACCCTGTTTGCAGGGCGCGAATAAAGTCAGCAATTAAGGTGATTAGAGGCCTGTTAACCACATTAGAGGGATAGAGGATGCCGACATATCAAGAGTTATACGAATTCATTAAGTCCCATTACAAACCATCAAGATTCGAGAATAGAAACGGAAAGGAGTGGGGCGAACGCTACTCTCATAACATCGCAAAGCATCATATGGAATCGCTGGAAAAATACGGCGAATCAAACATATCGCAACACGAGGATATTACAGGTCAGGGGCTTAAATTTAATACTGAATTGAAAATCTGCCGCGGTGAACAAGTCGAGTATCGCTCTAAAGCGGGAAATTTAACCCACATATTTTAACAGCTGATTAATAAGTCCAACCAGTCACCATAAGGTCGCAATCGCGGCCTTTTTTGTTACCTAAATTCGAGGTTCTTATGCGAATCGTTCCAACGGGAAAACGAATTAACGTGTTCGTCTGCGGACGTTCGCGTGAGTTCAGCAATACGAAAAAAGGCTTCTCAATAGCGCTTAGATGGGCTGCTGATGTTACTGGCGCTCTACTCTTCACCTTCTTCTTAATTATCGCGCTCAGCGCGGCGGAGGCTGTATGAATATCGACAAATTAGATAAACGAATCGCCGCATTCACTGACTGCGATATTGACGAAGTAAACGCACAAGCTGAAAGCTGGCACGGAAACATCACTAACGAAAACATTCGTAAGATGCTTAAACACTTACCCGGTTTCGACGCTGAACTGTTCGAGCAAGCTATTGAAGAGGACGCAATGAAAGATGAAGGGAGCTTAAATTATGCGCTTCACGCCCTTCTCTACCGCGTCAGTGAATTAGCACTAGCAAAGGAAGCGGAACATAAGAGCCACGAATTTGACGAGGTTGCTTAATGGAACCCGGCATATATTACGACATATCGAATGAGGGCTATCACGCTGATGAAGCCATAGGCTCCACGAGTGTAAAAGCTATCAGCGTTAGTCCTGCAAACCTTTATTTCAACCCATTCAAAGGCAGTAAGCAGGCAAAGATAGGAACAGCGATTCATGCCGCCCTGCTTGAACCTAACGTTTTCGAGCGTGATTTCATTCTTGATGAAACAATAAACTCCAGAGCATCGAAAGCATACAAAGAGCTAGCCGAAGTTGCTAATGAGGAATTTATATTCATCGGTAACGAAGTGGAAACAATCAACCGGATGATCGAAGCGTCAAAACTGAATGAAGACTTCATGGACTACATGAACACGCCCGGCAAGTCAGAAGTATCTATGTTCACCACCTGCCCTGAAACGGGACTAAAGCTTAAATGCCGATTCGATCGGATATCTGATCACCTATCTTATCCCTTAGATGTAAAGAGCTGTAATGATGCTTCTGAACGCGGGTTTAGCGTTGCGTTTGGCAAATTTCACTATCACGTTCAAGCGGCTTTTTACTTGTACGTATTGAAGCTGGTAACCGGAAGAGACTTAAATCAATTTTGCTTCTTCGCTCAAGAGAACAAGCCGCCATATCGAAACTGCATGTACTACATCGGCGAAGATTCGCTAGAGCTGGGACGAAAAACAATGATGACAGCACTATACAAGCTTAAAGCCTGTGTTGATGGCGACATACCAAAAACCGAGGGGGTTGTTTTGGCATCGGCTGAAATAAACGTCCCTAACTATCTATTTGATGACGATGAAGATGAAGAGGTATTCCTGTAATGGACTTATCAAGAACTGTTATCCCTAAATCAGACCAAATTAACTTTGAGGATGTTCAATCATCCAGTATTACCGCTGAAATAAAATCAGTACGGTCAGGCAATAAAGAGCAACCGGTATGGATTGATTTAATTGGCTTTGATGGTCGTCCGTACAAGCCATCTAAGTCTATGCGTCGCGTTCTTATCGGCGGCTGGGGTTCAGATGGTCATTCGTGGGCTGGCAAGTCGCTAACGTTGGTTGGTGACCCTAATGTTAAGTTCGGCGGTGTTGCTGTGGGTGGCATAAAGATTCAGGCAATGAGCCATGTTGATTGTGATTTTTCTATGATGCTTTCAGTGTCTCGCGGAAACCGCGCAGAGCATAGAGTTAGAAAGCTGGTTATTGAACCCGCTGTCACTATGACTCCAGAGGATAGCGCAACTTACGACGATATCATCAATCAGATGGGATTATGCCAGACAGCCAAAGAGCTTAAAGAAGTTGGTGAGCAGCTTAATTCCATCACTATTACTGATGCAGATAGAAAAGCAGCCGGTGAGGTTTACAAAGCCTGCTCAGAGAAAATCAAAAACGCAACAAGCTAGGGGCTGATTATGAACAGCGCCCACAATTCTATAACCGTAGGGCGGGTAACTCTGCCCTATTCCCAAATATCAAAAGGCTGGATAACGCCAGAGCATCAAGTCATTAAAAACCCAATCAAAGCACAATACTTCGCCGAGCAACTCAACACAAAGCTACTCACTCAATGGCAGCAATATGAAAAGGATTTCATCATGCAAGTTGCCGGAGAAATGCACATCAATGTTATCGCTGAAAAGCTAGAACGAGACATTGATGATATTAGGGCAATGGGTCGAGGATTAGGCTTGAGATTCGATTTAGAGCGATACCGGAGAAAACATGAATCATCTTATTGAAACAGAGGAATTCTTCGCGCCAGTGTCAGCGGATCTTGTTGATAACTTAATTGGTAGATATCGACAAATGAAACTCAATATTGAGAGCGTGTTCGAGTTTATTAATAACGGTAGTAACGCCAAGGCTATTTCGTACTTCTTACACGGAAACCGTGAGAGTGAGCGTTATATCCGTAAAGTTAATGACATATTTAAACAAGAGGGAGCCATAGCGCGACTTAACGCCGATTACTGGCAAATGGCTATGCGGTTGACAGATGTTTATGAATATATGCCAGCTAGTCGTCGTTCAGAGTGGGATAAACAAATTGAGGAAATGAAAACCCCAGATTTTGAAGAGGATACTGTCCGCTCAACTTTGACTGATTTACTGAATAGCCGACAGCAATTCTTTGGTGAACGTGTCGATGGTATTTTTCATGCCTTATCTGGTGAGCATGTTACAAACCAGCCGCAAGGTTTCGGTAAGAGAATGATCATTTGGGTGGAATACAGAAAGGAGCATATTACTGATTTGCGGCAGGTAGTAGCCAAGTTCATGGGACGCGAAGACGAGCCTAATTGGCAAAGTACCGAGCAATTATTAAAGGCGGCAGATCGTCAGTCGGTGCAGTGGATGAATATCGATGGCGGTTCCATGAGGATTCGGACTTATAAAAAAGGTACCGCGCATTTCGAAGTTCATCCTGATATGGCATGGCGTCTAAATGGTGTGCTGGCCAGCATGTATCCCGCAGCTATTCCCGCTGAATTCAGGCAGAAACCTAAAAAGAAGTTAAAGGATTTTGTGATGATGCAGCGACCCCTGCCTTTTGTCGCGTTACGGGCTTTGGGGGAAATGAAACGAGTTAGAACAACTACGTATCGAGGCTATCATAATGAGTTAGTCGAGCCGAAAACAACCAATTCTAACAGTTTTGAATTTCACTATAGTGTCGACAAACAGGTAAATGCAGAGGTTGGGCGAATTCTTGAGGCGATCGGGGCTGTTCGATTTACCCGCGGTGCCTATGAGGAGTTGCCTAGCGTCTACGATGATGCATGGAATGACCAGCGCATGGGGTTCAATATTGGCATTGAATTATGCCGTGAAACTATCGAGGCCCAAGGGCTAACGGTGAAGTGATATGGAAAACATCAAAGAATGGGCGTGCTTTATCTATTTGGCGGGGTTTACTGTGACCTTCTTAATGTGCGCTTTCGTTGATAGATGCGCTGGCAAAGGCGACCCCATAGGTTTCGCTGGCGCATTTACCATGTCGAGCGTATGGCCAGTATCTATTGCACTTACAATACCTGCTTTGCTTTTGTGGTTAGTTTATTCATGTATTGCTAACCCTAAGACCTAACACATTAGCATCCCCCTCCTCGCTCTGTATAATGTCCACACAAAGGAGACATTATCATGAGCCACAACTTAGCCGACCTGCCGAAAGAAGACCGCGAAAAAATCGACGTTGATTTACACGCGTCCGGCGTTGCTTATAAAGAGCGATATGGAATGCCGTTTAGTATGCGTGAGATTGAGAACTTAATCCCTACTCACCTACGTGATTATCTCACAGAACGTGTAGCATTTTATCGAGAGCGGTCGAAAACTCTCGGTAAGCTGCCGTATGAGCCAAAAGAATAGTAATTCTAAACTTTAAGTGTTACTAATTTAAGTAACTTTACTTGGGGGATTCTTATGATAGTAGATTATTTGTTATATGGCGCTGGATATAGTGGGGATTTAAGAAAATTTGAATATTCCCCAGAGACTATCGAATACATTGCTAAAGATGATCAGCAACATTTAAAGCATGGGAAAGAATTAAAGTATCAAGCTGTAAAAAACGTTACCTTTAAAGTCATCAAACACCCGCATGATGATGGAAAGTCTTATTTGCTCGCAGTTCATGAGCCGGCAAATTTAGCTGATGTTGGGGTGGCGATATTCAAGTTCAAACCCAGCCCATTTGAAGATTAATTATTAAGTCAACTTTAAGAGCCCTCCAAGTGAGGGTTTTTTAATGGAGTGAATATGACTAAACAATTAGAAGTTACAATGCCTGATAATAGTGTTTGGGCAGTGCCAGTTAGCATTATTGCTAGACATCGTGCGGAATACTACGCTCATGAGTTCAGCGGTGATATTGGTAGAAGTCTTGCAGAGGACACTATGATTCTATTTAACTCTGATCCATTCGAAATTAAGGATTGGGCAGCAAATAACATGAACTGGAGTAGCGTACAGAAACATGCCTCATTAATTTCTAAAGGGGAAACGGATTACGAGGAAGGTTGGGCAAACGGCGAAAAATGTGTAGTTGAAATTTAATGCCCGGAGGATTTATGACGCTGTTAGAAATTTTGATAGCAAAACTTGAGCGCTGGCCTGATCGATATCCTCACGCCGTTCAGGGTAGTGATGGCGCCGTTTATTTATCAGTTGAATTACCTAGATGGTCCGATGTTGCTGATATATGGGTAACGGGTTGCGAGTATATTCACATCAGTAACCTTGTATTTCAGGCTGCTAGTGACTACAAAACATCGGTAGTTAATCGCAGTGAATGGGAGAGCTCACGATGACTGACTTTGCCGGCAGTAATACAGCGCCGGAATTTAGAGACTTATGGCAAACTCCACCCGAAATATTCGCCGCACTTAATCAAGAATTCAACTTCACACTAGACGCAGCAGCAAGCCAATACAATCACCTCTGCCCTGACTTCATTGATGAGCAAACAGATGCATTAACAGTACCGTGGAATACAGCCGGATCAATCTGGCTAAATCCCCCATACAGCTCAATTCTTCCGTGGGTTAGAAAGTCACTAGAAGCAGCGGTCAGCGGTCACACAGTTGTTATGCTAATCCCGTCTGATACTAGCGTTGGTTGGTTTCGTTGGATTCGAGAGACTTGCTCAGAGGTTCGAATCATCACTGACGGCCGCCTGGCATTTGTTCACGCAGAGAGTGGGCGTAGGCAGACAGGAAACAATAAAGGCTCAATGCTCGTAATCTGGCGCTACGGCGAAATAGGCCGGTGCCGGATATCGTTTATTGAGCGTGAAAAATTAATGAGTATCGGATCTGAACTGATCAGTAAGGATAAAGCAGCATGAAAGAAACAATCGAATACATCAAAGAATACTTAGCTTATGACAATCTCTATCGCGGCATTACACCAGCATTGGCGCATCAATTAGCTAATGACTTGGTTAGAGATATTCAAGCCGGTGCTGTTCCAAATATCGTGTTTACAGAGGTAAACAATGGCATACGAGACACTCTGTTAAATCAGTCGCACGACGATGCGCCAAAGAACTAGCCGAAGCAATCCAAAAAAAACCACGTAATACCCCCCCAGACACAATAACCCGCCCGATCATCTTAAAGCATTACGCACCATTGGAAATTAAAGGCATCAAGCTAACTGAGCTTACGTGGGCGATCGGGGTTATTAACGGACAATTTAAAGAGAGATGAATGATGGATAAATACAGCTTAAGCAAAGCTGAGGCATGTTGTTTTCTCGGTATCTCTGGCCCGACATTTAATGAGTGGGTAAAAACGGGAAGGCTCCAAGCATCACGAAAAGATCCGAACAAACCTAAATCACCTTATCAAACAACTAGACAGGCATGTATTGCCGCGCTACAAAATCCAGTTTACGCTGTGCAAGTGAGCGCGGATGAACGGATGGAGAATAAACCATGTCAATCTTCCGCAGAGGTAAAACCTACTACGCGAGCTACTCGTTACCGGGTGGAAAAAGAATTAAAGAATCTCTTGGCACAGAGGACAAGCGGGAAGCTCAGGAGTTGCACGACAAACGAAAATCCGAATTGTGGAGGATCGACAAATTAGGCGACTTTCCTGATGTTACTTTTGACGAAGCTTGTTTGCGCTGGTTGGAGGAGAAGGCTGAAAAGAAATCACTTGATGATGATAAAAGCCGGATGGGATTCTGGCTTTTGCATTTTGAGGGGGTAAAACTTAGAGAAATTACGGAAGCTAAAATCTACCTAGCTATCAGCAAAATGGTCAATCGAAAGGCTGCTGGTAACTTTAAATCTAGAGCAATATCATTAGCGAAAAAGGGAAAGGAAATACCGACGTATCAACAAAAGCCAGTATCTACATCAACTAAAGCTAAACATTTGGCTTTGATAAAGTCGTTACTGAGAGCTGCTGAAAGAGACTGGAAGTGGCTAGAAAAGGCGCCTGTAATTAAGGTGCCCCAAGTTAGAAATAAACGGTTCAGGTGGCTTGAGGCTCATGAGGCAAAACGACTAATTGACGAATGCCCTGAGCCCCTAAAATCCATTGTTAAATTTGCTCTGGCAACAGGATTAAGGAGATCAAACATTCTTAATCTTGAATGGCAGCAAGTCGATATGATTCGCAAGGTTGCGTGGATTAACCCAGAGGACAGCAAATCAGGCAAAGCTATTGGCGTAGCTCTGAATGATACTGCTTGCAAAGTATTGCGCGACCAACTCGGCAAGCATGATACATGTGTCTTTGTTCATACTGAACCGGCGAATCGTTCAGATGGCACAAAAACACCCTCGGTCAGAAAGATGAGGGTTGATTCAAACTCGGCTTGGAATAGTGCTTTAAAACGTGCGGGCATAGAAAACTTCAGGTTCCATGACTTAAGACACACATGGGCAAGTTGGCTGATTCAGTCTGGTGTCCCACTGTCAGTGTTGCAAGAAATGGGCGGATGGGAAAGTATAGAAATGGTACGTCGTTATGCTCACTTAGCACCCAATCATTTAACTGAACACGCTAAGCAAATTGATAGCATTTTCGACGAGTCCGTCCCAAATATGTCCCAAGCTGGAAAATTATCGGGGGTTAAATAA